TCAGAAAAAAGGTATAGCCCAGGCGCGGGGGGTATTATGAATTATTTGCCCGCCGGCTACGTCGAGACGTTGAAAGATGGTCATAATCAACGTCTTTTTTGTTTCCGGGGTTGCCTGGTCGAGTTTGGCTAAGGTGTTGGTGATGCGGCGTAAAATCTGATTAAAGTTGGCCGTTTCGGTGATGCTGTATAGGCGATCCTCTAAATCTCCAATATGTTGGTCAATCTCCGATTTACGCGCCAGATAACGTGGTTTGTCGATACCTTTGTCCAGATATAAATCTTCCAGACGGGTTAAGCGTTCTCGCCATTCTTCCAGTTCTGACAGGATGGGTTGAGTTTCGCTGTTTTTGGAGAAAACCTCACGCGCCATCCGTTCGGCCTCTGCATTTATCTCTTCTAAAAACTCACTTTGGCCCAGCTGGATCAGGGTGTTGATGACTTCTGCTTCAATTTTATCGGCTTCAACCCAACGTTCTGAACAATCACGTTTGGCATGGCGATGCCGATAGAGCCGGCGCCCATCCTGAAAATTTCCATTGAGTTGTTGGCCACAAACAGCACAATGCAGAATCTCTCCCAGTAGGTAGATACGGTCATCTTTAGCCTGATGACCTCGTTGCTGCCCGCGTTTTGTCTTAACCGCTCCCATTTTCTCACACAATTCAACCGGCAAGATGGGCTGATGCCCACCGGCCAATATGGTCCCGTTCTTGGTGTTGGTGATATTGCCCAATGGCAGTTCACCCTTGAATAGACGCCAAAAGGAGACAATCCGGCGAATATCATCACGGGTGAAGGGGCGGGGCTGGTATTTTTTTGCCTCTGCCCCGTAACGCCAGCCAGCAGCGTTGGCCATAGCGGCCACATCATCAAAGCTGTGAGTGCCCTCGGCATAGAGCTGGGCCGCGGTAAAGAGGCTGTCGTAGAAACGCCGCACTTCCCAACCTTCAGGTAGAGGGGATTCATCTGGAGGGAAAGGCGGGCTTTTGCATTCTCCGTTGGCCGGATTGAACCAGTAAATTCGGTCGGTTGGAATCAGATGCCCTTCTTCGTTACGGTCGCAACCGAAGGGGGCCGGTCCCCAATGCCGCCCCAGTTCCTCGCGCTTGTACTTGACGTTGGCGATCATCCGGTCAGAAGTTTGGTCGCTTTCAAGCTGGTAGATGACCATCAGAATGGTGACGATGGCTCGCCCCATAGAGCTGGAGGTATCCATCCCTTCTTTGACGGTGATTAACTTTTTGTCAAGTTGCTCGATGCGGTTGAGAAAATTGAGGAATTGATGAACGTTTCGGTACATCCGATCAAAGGAATCGGCGATGACCCCGGCCACCTCTGGCCGATCAAGTTGGGCCAGCAGGTTCTGCCAGCCTGGTCGGCCTTCCTCTTGCCGGCCGGAACGGTGGCCGTCTATGTCTTCGTACCATTCAATAATATATGGCTGATCCTGAATTTGCAGCCAGAGGTTGCAAGTGTGCATCTGACGCTCAGGGCTGATCAAATCCGACTGACCACGCACCATTGACTTGCGACGATAGCCCAGCAGAATTTTATTCATTCCTACTCCCCCTACTCCCCCTACTCCCCCTACTGCCCCTACTGCCCCCCTCCTGGAGTGCAAATTTTGCACAAGTAGGGGGGGGAGTAGGGCAGTAGGGAGGAAAAAGACGGTTTATTTTTGTAACCACGAAAAATAGTATATCTTATTTTCCGTGGTCAAGAAAATAAAAAAGGTAGATTCCCTCAAGTTGGTGGTCATTATCAGGTCACACAATCACGGTTGTTGGCCCTGAATTTGTTCCCATAGGCGGAGGTGAGCCTCGGTATTTACTCCCGCATTTACTGCCGCCATTGATGGCGCAGTTACCCCGGCGCTTAAATGGATTGCCATTTTTTGGGTGTGGTGGGGACGGGCGCAGTCAGCCCCGCAACTATCCGATCCGGTCGCGTTTACCGGCGCAATTATGGACGCGATGTTGAGACGCACTTATTGGCGCAGTTATCAGCCGGGCAGATGAAGAAGATAAGGCGTGCAACTTCTCCCCTTTTTGGCATTTTATTTATTTTCAAAAACAGATTGCAGACTCGCCGCTATCGCTTAGACGTGCTAAAATTGAGGCGTTGAAAATAAAAAAGCCCCGTCTTCAGCGGAGCTTTACCCAACCGATCAGGCAATGCGCGCCCGACCGGTGCTGCTATGTTAGCACCTCCCCGCCGCCTGGTCAATCCATGCGGCGTTTTTTGTTGTGCACGACTATTCAATAAAACAGGGAGAAACATGGACTTCATAGACAAAATTAAACAACTTGCTTTACGTATTCCACAACAACTTGAGTATTGCCAAACCGAGGAGGCTACCAAGAATGCGTTGATCATGCCATTTATCAATGCTCTTGGTTACGATGTCTTTAACCCAATTGAAGTTGTTCCAGAATTTACTGCCGATATTGGAACAAAAAAGGGTGAGAAGGTTGACTATGCCATTATGATGAATGGCAAACCAATAATACTCTTTGAGTGTAAAGTGGCGAAAGCTGATTTAACCAAAGAACATGCTTCACAATTGCACCGCTATTTCACAGCAGTCAAAGAAGTTCGTTTTGGGATTGTAACAAATGGAGTTATCTACCGTTTCCATTCCGATTTAGAGGCTCCAAACCGAATGGATGACCGCCCCTTCTTTGAATTTGATATGCTATCTTTTCAGGAACGGGATGTTGTGGAATTAAAAAAATTCACCAAGCCATCATTTAACCTTGAGGAAATTATTACTACTGCAAGTGAACTCAAATATACGGCGGCCATCAAACAAATTGTGGCTACTGAATTTGAAACTCCGTCAGATGATTTCATTACATTCTTGGCCAAACAAGTTTATTCTGGCCGGCTGACCCAACACGTTAAAGATCAATTTACGGCTATCACAAAAAAAGCCACCCGGTCTTTTTTGACCGACCAGATCAATATGCGCTTAAAGCAAGCCATTGATGAGGATGTTACTCTGCCCAGACAACCCCAACCTGTATCCCCGCCTGATGTACCAGTTGAAGAGACAGATGATCCAGAGCGTAAAAATGAAATTATTACATCCGAAGATGAGATAGAGGGGTATTTTGTTGTCAAGTCTATTTTGCGTGATACATTGGATGTAAAGCGCATTCGGATGCGAGACACCAAAAGTTATTGTGGGATATTGTTAGACGACAATAACCGCAAGCCAATTGCCAGGCTTCATTTCAATAGACCACAAAAATATTTAGGGCTGTCAGGAGATGGCAAGAAAGAAGAGCGTATTCCAATCGATAGTATCGATGACATTTACAAATATGCCAAACAAATTATTGCTATCGTGAGTTCTTATAACCCCTAAACGTAGGGCGAAGCCAACAGTGGTCAAGTGGTCAAGGCTTTGCCGTTGTCTGGAAGCGACCATTCGCCGCATGGTCAATCTATACAGCGTTCTTCATTGAGGAGTAATTGTGTGTCTGTCTTCTCCAACCCGGCTGAGGTAGCCATTGTTTTTTATTACGGTGATGGCGCTCAATCGCCTTATCGACTTAAAAAAAATTACATAGTTCATAACTGGCAGAAGGAGACGGATTTAAGAAGTATTCTCGATGAAATTGCCGCCGACCTGAATTACCTGACCGGCTACGGGATTTTGACGATTGCGGTAAAATCAGCCTTGTGTAATTTCAGCGTGAGTTATAAGGATCGTTTTACGCCCTGTCTGACTGGCAAAGACGAACAGTTGAGTGGTTTCAAATCCACATTAAGGTTTGGCGTGGGCTGTTATTCCGGTTCCAGAAGGGGGACGGTTCGTCTGGAAATACCACGTGTTCGTGACACTACCGGAGCGGCCAACCCGGTCAGAAAATATGATCCCGCCGACAATTTATTTCAAATAAAGGCGGTCGCTATCAGTAAAAAAGAAAAACGGAAGTTGAGTTCAATCTATCACCTTTTTTATGATCGGGATAACCCTCGGTTGTTGGCCTTTTTTAAGAAGATAGCCAGAGATGGGGTCTTGGCCCCGTCAGTGCCAAACCCGTGGAATGTCAGTGAATATGGTCATTTCCAGGTGAGTTGGTGGGAACTGCCTCAGTCTCAGTGGTCATTTACTCAGTGGAACAATTTAAGGAAAACCCAGGAAAAGAAGCAGCAGGACAAAGACCGGGAACGACAAAAAGCCGAAAAAACAGGCGTGGTTTATCAGGATAAGCGCCAAACCCAAAAAGCCGATCAGGTTTACATTATCGGCATTGATGGCAGTGATACCCCCAATTATTTCAAGATTGGGGTATCAAACGCGCCGGGGAAGCGGCTAAAAACCTTGCAAACGTCAAATCCATTTGAGTTGAAGATCATCCATCATTTTGTGGCCGCCCCAGCCATTGAGGCAGAAGCGGCCTTGCACGCCGAATTTAATGAGTGCCGCCGTAGCGGTGAATGGTTTGAGCTGACCACTGACCAGATTTCAGGCTTGAAACAGATCCAAAAATACGAAGCGGGTAAATTCATCAAAATCCAGGACTCCTATGACCCCCATCGATAACTTCATTGCCCGCTGGGAAACCTCCGGCGCGGCAGAGCGAGCCAACTACCAGCTTTTCCTGGCCGAGCTGTGCGACCTGCTGGACGCGCCGCACCCCCACCCCACCGAGCCGGACGAGAGCCGCAACGCCTACGTCTTTGAAAAGGCCGTGCCCCTGCCCGGCGGCACCACCGGCTTCATCGACCTCTACAAACGGGGCTGCTTTGTGCTGGAAGCCAAGCAGGGCAGCGATCACTCCACCGCCTCATCCCCCGCCGCCAAACTGAAAAAAGGCACCGCCGTGCGCGGCACCGCCGGGTGGAATACGGCGATGGAGGCCGCCAAAAACCAGGCCGACCGCTACGCCCGCAGCCTGCCCGTCGCCGAGATTGTGGGCGGGCGGCCCCCCTTTTTGATCGTGGTCGATGTGGGCAACACCATCGCCCTGTACAGCGAGTTTACCCGCCAGGGCGGTCACTACGTCCCTTTCCCCGATCCCCACAGCTACCGCCTGACCCTGGCCGATTTGCGCCGCGAGGACATCCGCGCCCGGCTGCGCCAGGTGTGGCTGACCCCCGCCGAGTTGGACCCCAGCCGCCGCAGCGCCCGCGTTACCCGCGACATTGCCGACCAACTGGGCGAACTGGCCCAACAGCTTGAGCAGGCTCACTACCCCGCCGCCGAGGTAGCCGGTTTTTTAATGCGCTGCCTGTTCACGATGTTTGCCGAGGACGTGGGGCTGCTGCCGGGCCGCAGCTTCACCCAACTGCTGACCGACATCCGGCGCGACCCGGCCAGCTTTCAGCCAATGGTGGAGCACCTGTGGAGCACAATGAACAGCGGCGGCTTCTCGGTGATTTTGCGGCAGGACATCCCCCAATTTAACGGCGGCCTCTTTGCCCGGCCCAGCGCCCTGCCGCTGACCGCCCCCCAGCTTGAATTGCTGATTGAGGCGGCCCGCGCCGATTGGCGCGAGGTGGAACCGGCCATCTTTGGCACCCTGCTGGAACGCGCCCTCAACCCCCGCGAGCGCCACGCGCTGGGGGCGCACTACACCCCCCGCGCCTACGTAGAGCGATTGGTGCAGCCCACCGTCATCGAGCCGCTGCGGGCCGAGTGGGAAGGCGTCAAGGCCGCCGCCACCCTGCTGACCGAGGCCGACCGCCCGGCCAAAGCCATTGCCGAGGTGGAAGCCTTTCAAAAACGGCTGGCCTCGGTACGGGTACTTGACCCGGCGTGTGGCAGCGGCAATTTCCTGTACGTGACCCTGGCCCTGCTCAAACAGTTGGAGGCCGAGGTGCTGGAACTGCTGAAGGCCCTGGGCCAGGGGCAGATGACAATGGAGATGGAGGGGGTGATGGTCACGCCCCGCCAGTTTTTGGGCCTTGAGCTGAACCCCCGTGCCGCCGCCATTGCCGAGCTGGTGTTGTGGATTGGCTTTTTGCAGTGGCACTTCCGCACCCGGGGCCAGGTGCAGCCGCCCGCGCCCATCATCAAAAAGTACCACAACATTGAGTGCCGCGATGCCGTGCTGGCCTGGGACAGCCGCGAGCCGCTGCTGGATGAAACCGGCCAGCCCGTCACCCGCTGGGACGGCCAGACGATGAAAATTCACCCCGTCACCGGGGCAGAAGTGCCGGACGACGCCGCCCGCGTGCCAGTTTACCGCTACCACCACCCCCGCCCCGCCGAATGGCCCGCTGCCGATTTTGTGGTGGGCAATCCGCCCTTCATCGGCCCGGCCCGGATGCGGGAGGCGCTGGGCGATGGCTACACCGAAGCTCTGCGCCAGGCTTACCCCAACGTCCCCAACAGCGCCGATTTGGTGATGTTCTGGTGGGACAAAGCCGCCACCCTGGCCCGCGCCGGGCAGCTTGAGCGTTTTGGGCTGATTACCACCAACAGCTTGCGCCAAACCTTTAACCGGCGGGTGTTGCAACACCACCTGAGCCAGAAAGAGCCGTTCAGCCTGCGCTTTGCCGTGCCGGACCACCCCTGGGCCGAGGCCGCCGATACCGCCGCCGTCCGTATCTCGATGACCGTGGGGGCGGCGGGCGACCAGCCCGGCCTGCTGCAAACCGTCACCGCCGAGCGCCCCGGCAGCGGCGACAGCCTGGAGCTTGAGTTGAGCAGCAAACGCGGCCAGATTCAGGCCGATTTGACCATTGGGGCCGATGTGGCCGGGGGCACCCCCCTGCAAGCCAATGGAAATTTATGCAGCCGGGGCGTACAACTCATTGGCGGCGGATTTATGGTGACCCCGGAAGAAGCGGCGCAGCTTGGCTTGGGGCAGGTTCCCGGACTGGAGAAGCATATCCGACTGTACCGCAACGGGCGCGATCTGGCCGCCACCCCCCGTGAGGTGATGGTCATTGACCTGTTTGGCCTGACCGCCGATGAAGTGCGTCGCCAATATCCGGCGGTGTACCAGTGGGTTTTTGAGCGGGTGAAACCGGAACGCGATCAGAACCGGCGTGATTCGTACCGTGAAAAATGGTGGATACACGGCGAGGCCCGCGCCAATTTTCGGCCCGCGCTGGCCGGGCTATCCCGTTACATCGCCACCATCGAAACGGCCAAGCACCGCTTTTTTGTCTTTTTGGATGAGGCAATTTTGCCGGATAATATGCTGGTCAACATCGCTCTGGACGATGCCTATTATTTGGGCGTGCTGTCCAGCCGGATTCACGTCACCTGGGCGCTGGCGACGGGTGGTCGGCTTGGGGTGGGAAATGACCCGCGTTATAACAAATCCCGCTGCTTTGAAACCTTCCCCTTCCCGGAATCCAGCGAGGCCCACAAAGAGCGCATCCGCGCCCTGGCGGAAGAACTCGACGCCCACCGGCAGCGGCAGCAGTCCCAACACCCCAAACTCACCCTGACCGAGATGTACAACGTGCTGGAAAAACTGCGGGTCGGTGAACCGCTCACCCCCACAGAAAAAACCACGCACCAGCAGGGCCTCGTCTCCATCCTCAAACAGCTTCACGATGACCTCGATGCCGCCGTCTTTGCCGCCTACGGCTGGCCCCCCACCCTCACCGATGCCGAAATATTAGAGCGGCTGGTCGCCCTCAACGCCGCCCGCGCCACTGAAGAAGCCACCGGGCTGGTGCGCTGGCTGCGCCCGGAATACCAGGCCCCCGGCGCAGTCCAAACCGCCAGCCAGCCCACCCTGCTGGGTGAAGAAGCCGCCGCCATCGCCCCGGCCCAAAAACTGCCCTGGCCCCAATCAATGGCGGAACAGGCCCAGGCCGTGCGGGCCGCCCTGCATCGCTTTGAGCAACCCGTCACCGCCGCCCAACTGGCCGCCGCCTTCCAAGCCGCCCCCAAAGCCCGCCTGTCCGAACTGCTGGAAACCCTGGCCTCGCTGGGGCAGGCCCATCGGCTGGAGGGTGGGCGGTATACGGGGTAGGGGTGGCCGTCGATGAGGCGGTTCTCGCCTGGCCGGGAGGGTAAAACTTGCTCTGTCAGGTACTTTTAACCCAAATTTCAGTAAGAATATTGACCTGGCGGTAATCGGTGGTATAATTTCATTAACCCTTACCGTTAATAAAATACGGTGACACATTGAATATTCTGTTCCCCACTTCACAACTTCAAAAGACATTCAATAATCAAGAAAAATTAGTTAAAAAGCACGGGCACCTCAGAGCAAAAATAATCAGACGGCGGCTGGATGATTTACGGGCGGTCACGTGTTTGGATGATATGCGCCAGCTACCCGGACGCTGTCATCAACTCAAAGGGGATCACGCCGGGCAATTTGCGATAGATTTGGATGGCCTTAATCGGCTCATTTTTGAGCCGACGGCTCCGGTTCCCCGTAACCCGGACGGCGGCATCGATTGGTCACAGGTGACCTCGATCAGCATTGTGGGAGTGGAAGACTACCATGAATAAACAGATACGAAATCAATATGAGCCAGATGAGGTTTCGCCGCCCGGTGAAACTCTGGCAGAACTTTTAGAAGAGCGGGGGATGTCTCAGGCCGAGTTGGCTGAACGGATGGGGCGGCCCAAGAAAACCATCAATGAGATTATTCAGGGCAAAACCGCCATCACTGCCGAAACCGCGCTGCAACTGGAGTTGGTTCTGGGTACACCGGCTCGCTTTTGGAATGAGCGGGAGCGGCAGTACCGGCATTACCTGGCTCGCACTGCCCAACGGGAATTTCTGGCCGGTCAGGTGGACTGGCTGGAAAATTTCCCCATCGGCGCGATGATAAAATTAGGCTGGATTGAACGGTACCATGACCAAGTTAACCAGCTCTATGAGTTACTGAGTTACTTTGGGATTGCTTCACCGGCGGAATGGAAACCTTTGTGCGATAACGCCGCTTTTCGGAAAACCACGGCCTTCCAAAGCCAGCCGGAAGCCTTATCGGCCTGGCTGCGCCGGGGTGAAATAGAAGCCCGGCAGATCGATTGCCAGCCTTATGAGGCCCGGAAATTTCAGCAGGTTTTGGGGCAGGCTCGCCCACTGACGCTGGAGCCGCCCGAAGTGTTTGCCCCCAAACTGGTAGAGTTGTGCGCTGAAGCCGGCGTAGCCGTGGTGTTTGTGCCACAGTTGCCCAAAGCAATGGCCAGTGGGGCCACCCGGTGGCTTTCCCCGGATAAAGCCATTATCCAACTAAGTTTGCGCTACAAAACCGATGATCACCTGTGGTTTTCGTTTTTTCACGAGGCCGGTCATATTCTGTTGCACGGCAAGCGGCTGGTTTTTTTGGACAATGAAAAGTTACAGGGTGACACCGATGAGGAACGTGAAGCCAACGATTTTGCTTCGGCAAAATTGATCCCACCGGCAGAGATGACCAGATTTAAAGGTACGCTGACGCCGGGCCTCTATCCAAGTAAACAAGCTGTCATGCAATTTGCTCAGGAACTTGGCATTGCCCCAAGTATTGTGGTGGGTCGGTTACAGCACGATCAGGTGATACCCCACACCCATAACTACGACTTGAAAACCACATTGGAATGGGTCTAATTAAGAGGGATGAATAAATGAACGCAGGTCAACATTTGGCATTTGGCCTTTTAGCCACAGGGGGTGGGTTATGGGTCTTACACTCTGTTGCCGGTTTGGATATGGAGGCTACTCAGGTTGGGTTAGCCCTGGCCGCCGCCGGGATAGGTTCATTGGCCCCTGATATTGACCACCCTAAATCCACCATCAGTTCTGGTATACCTCTAACATTAATGGTTGGTAGTATTCCTTTGGTGGGAGTTGTCCTGATATGGGCATCAATGTCGGTAGCTTGGGGAGGGCATAGCTTGGCTGAGGTATATCAACAATCGACCCAACTTCCTTGGGTAAAATACTTACTCGGTATAGCAGGCATTAGCTTTGCTCTTGGCAGTGGGTTAATGCTGGCCTCAATGGTTATTTCTGCGATTTTTGGGCACAGAGGGGCAACGCACTCGCTGGCTTTTTTGGTGGTTGCCACTTTAGTTGCCGTTGGCCTCTGTTATCTGCTCGGATTCCCGTTAATTTATGGCATTATCTTTGGCTGGGGGTATTTGAGCCACCTGCTGGCAGACTCTCTGACGCCAATGGGGTTGCCAGATTTGTTATGGCCGATGGCCTGAATCGCTACAGAAACATTACGGCAAATGTAGTTGACTTCCCGGAGCAAAAAGCAATGACCAAACCCACCGCCACCCCTCGCTGCCCCACCTGCGACGCCCAGGGCATCAAACACCTGGCCAATCACAACCTGGGGCAATACATTCTGGTCTACTGCGGCCAGTGCGGCGCAATTTACGGCGTGGTGCCCAATCTGGCCGGGTTGCAACATCAGCATCCCTACCCACCGGTGACGGAAGTCCCTGCCCCCGCTCCATTCAAGCTGGCCCCGCTCCCTGACCCGCCGCCACCGGCTCCCAACGATGCCCCGGAGGAGAAAGCGCAATATCCCGATTTTACGGTAGCAGATTTAAACCGCATCGTTTCTGTCTACATTGGGGGGCGGGTCTCTCTTGCCGCTGACCAACTGGAATTTGTGTATCGCACGTTAGGCCGGATTGATGACCCAACCGCGCCGATGTGCCCCAAACACAAACAGCGATTGGTCCGGCTGACCATCCCCCGTGGCCTGCCCCGCGCCGATGATCGGGTGTGGGTCTGCCCGGCTTATGCCGATTGTCGCCACTGGCGGCCAACTGCGGATACCCCGGCCCTCATTGCCCCGGAGTTCCTGGCTGAAATTGGCTATGCTGACCTGACCCATAAAGTCCCCTACGATCCGGCCAAAATCGCCGCCCGGATGAAGGCCGCCGGGATCGCCCAGGGCACTCAGTACCGGCGCTTTGCCATCGATGATGGGCCGCCGGCCTGCCCGGCTCACCGCAGCGATATGCAACGCCTGATGGTGCCGGATGGCTACCCCAATCGCGGGCGGTGGTTCTGGGTGTGTCTGCAAACTGGCTGCCGGAACTGGGAGCTGGCCGAATGACCGGGCAGTGGTACAATCATTAAAATCATATTGATGGAGGACAGATGGCAAACTTATATACAGAAGATTCGGATACAAAAGATTCAGACAAACAAATTCTCACTCAGTGGTACTATTTTTGGCCCATTTACCCCATGATTATTCTGAGCTATATTCCACCGATAGGTCTATACTTTATCGACGACCAACTAATTCCGCTGGGGTGGATCGTTAACTCCTTTTGTATGAGCATTATAAACGGTCTGATTTATTCTCGCTTGAGATACTGGCCCACGGGTGAATTGATTCACCTATGTGACAATGCTATTTATTATGGAAAGTACATTATTTGTGACTTTGCCCCCAAGCCTGTCACTTCTGAAACTTTGGCAAAATACATTAAGATTTGTCAGCGTTGGTGGCAGTTATATCAATCCGGTCGTTATGAGACCGACACCGAGATGATTAATTCCGGGATGCTGGCAGCAACACGGGGCGAGTTATCCAACGCCCAGCGCGCCTGGCGCAGCAGTCGATTCGATGACCGCCGCTGGTGGCCTCAGCTTAAAGATGCATTCTCTTATCGTTACGTCAGGGACGACACTCGCTATATGCCGTCAAATTGAAAATTGACAAGACCTGCGGTTTTCAACCAAAAACCTGCCCTCACCGGCAGGTTTTTTTGTTTTACTACCTAAATAATACTCTAATCACCCCTGTAATTAACCCAGAAGCATTATTTACACCCGTTGTGCGGAAAAGTGTCCAATTTTAGTCTGCGGTTAGACCCGCAGCCAGCGGGATATTAACGCACACAGAAAGGTGATCAAATTATGGAAATCAAATTAGCTCCTCCCAAACCGGCCCGTATCACTACCAGCCCCCCAGGCCGGGGGCTAAAAGCCCGACCGGAAGTCAATGTCAACCCGGATTATGTCCGCACTCTGTTGGAACAAAATCGGCTGACTGAACGGGATGAATATTTTTTGCGCTGGCTCGATGAGTTAGCGGTCATGTCCAGCCGTCAGATCAAATCAATGTTTTGGGCCGGCACTACCGCCAGCAACATGTCCCGTCGGTTGCGGGCCTTGTACGACTACCACCTGGTAGACCGGGTACGTATGCTAAAAAAAGCGGATGGTATCACCTACTGCTTGGGCAAAGCGGGTCGACTCTGGCTACACGGTGAGCAACGCGGCGGCAACCCGCCCCGCGTCAACGTAGCATTGTTGGCGCACGATCTGGCCGTTTCTGAGACAGCGGTGACACTGGTGACCGAACTGCGCCAACGTGATCCGGCGGGACAAAAATTCGGGCTATCCTGGGTTGGTGAATCAAAAGCCAGGTTTGTAAAAGACGAACATGTGCTTGAGCCAGATGCCCGCATTCGTTTGAATATTGTCAATAGCCAAAAATACCAATGGTATTTACTCGAAATGGATATGGATACGGAACGGGCTGCGGCATTTGAGAGGAAGGTAAAACGGTACCACAACTTCGCACCAGCCCTTCGGGATGAGAACAAACAGTTGCCAATTGTGCTCGTAATTACTCCCACCCCGGCTCGGGTCGAGACCCTGTCCAGAGTGATTGCCGGTCAGCCCGGGTCATTGACATGGGCGCTCAACACCCTGCCGGCGATCACCGAGAAGGGATTCTATGGCCAACAACTTTGGACGGTGGTCAGGCGTGATCAAGTCAGTTCGTCCAAGCTATGGGACCTGTAGGGGGGCTGTTATGATTAACCCTAACGACCCAGAATTTTTAACCGAACTCGTTGTAAGGTTAGAGGAAGTACCAAAATGTTGTTTTAATACCAGGCTGGCAGATTTTCTAACTTGGGCCAAAAAACAACGCGATCTGGGGATTTCGCCACCGAGTATCCCGGCTGACCATGATGCCGGTGATATGAAATCGGTTGGTTAGCAATACAAAAAAGCGGGCTGTGCAAAATTTGCACAGCCCGCTCCTTATTTGACGAGGGCTTTACTGTCACTTACCCCATTCGCAGGCATTGCCATCACTATCGCGGTCGAGTTCGTGAACATCCCCGGCTCCGGCATTCAGACAATGGAGGTAGCAACCCTGGGCTTCGGCATCGGTGAAGTCTTTGCAGTTGTAAAGATTGGCAGAGCAATCACAACTCGCTTCCGGGACAGTGACCACATTGGGAACAGTGGTGGGGGTGGGCTGGGCCAAAGCCGGTTCAGGTGTGGGAGTCACCAGAGCATCAACCGGCGGAGCCGGGGCCACGGTTGCGGGTAGCGGAGTTTCGGTGGGCGGAGTCGGGGTATCGGTGGCCGGCATGGACGGGGCCGGGGTATCGGTGGCCGGGATGGGCGTATCCGTGGGCGGCGCCACCGGCGCGGCGGTGGGTGGAATTGGGGTGGCCGTGGCCAGAGCCGGGGTATTGGTGGGCAGAACCGGCGCGGCGGTGGCCGTAGAAAATGTCACCGGGGCAAGACGCATCGCGGGCGAGTCTACCGCGCGGACATGCTCGCGCTCTCCGCCCAGTATTTGCCCCAATAAGCCGCAGCTACAACACCCCACAAACAACAACAAAACGGCGGCCCCCAGGCCGCCGACTATTTTCATCGGTTTACTAACTTTCACAGCGCCTCAAATTCTTCTATGCTCAAGCCGGCCTGCCGCAAAATACTGCGCAACGTTCCCGGACTAATTTCTTTGTGGTTGGGAACTATGGCCGTGAAAAAGCCTTGTTCGGTTTGTTTGCCAAATTTTACGTGACTGCCCTTTTGTCCAACCACAGAAAAACCGGCTGCCTCTAACCTGCGTTTTACCACGCGATAGGGCAACGGATTAAGCGGCGGCACGCCAGTTTACCTTTAGTTTGCGAGTGTGGGGTAAAACGGTGGCCATTGGCGCTTCAAGATGAAGCTCCAACGCTTCCTGTAAGTTTTTTAACGCTTCGGCTTCCGTAGCCCCCTGGCTGGCGACATCTACTTCCAGGCATTGCGCCACCCAACCCCCATATTCTACCCATACCGTTGCTGTAAATTCCCGTTTCATTGAAGTACACCTATCTCTATCTTGCCTGCTGCAATTTGTCCAAGTGGTTCTGAAACTTGTCTCTTTTTTTGTCTGAGCGGCTGCCGGGTAAATTCAAATAAGCCTGGCATATTCTTATCGCGTTAGTGTAGTCATGCTCCCTGGTATAAATAATCCTCAGCCGTTCATAAGGGTGTTGCCCTATGAATTTGTCGGCTACGTTGGCTTCATACAGGGGTACTGCTTCAGCCGCACGGCCAGCTTCTTCCAACGCCTTACCATTCAAATTACGCTGCACAAATAAACCAAATAACTCCCGTTCCGCTTCGGATTTAGCCCGCGCCTCATCAACCGAATTGACCTTCACTTCCAATATCTGCAAACAAACGTCCTGGCGAGAGATGCCGCGCTTCATTTGTTGATCAGCCCATTCAAGCCAGTATTTCTTGGTTGTCTTTTTGGGGCCAAATAAATTCATCAGAAGTTTGGTTAAAGGTTATTAACCTTTGAAGTTTTTATGTTGTTGCAACGTAACAATAGTTATTCCGGCGTCAAAAAGATTATCTACCCGCAACGATAAACAATCAATGACAAATTCTACACAAATGAATTTCCTTCGACGGAGTGGATTTTAGCTGACCAGCCGCCTGCTGTTCACTCTGAATTGATTCAACATTGTTTACCTGCACCCGCCATGTCCATACTGTAATTCAAGGACTTTCGATCCCTGTATTCTGGCCGTCAGAATCCGCTAGCTCTGCCCATTTTCTCATATTAAAAATAAATTCCTGGGTATACTCAAGTAACTTTTTGGCGACATCTTTATCAAGTTGAAGCAGATTCGATACATCATCTACAGTCGGAAGGGGTAGGTTGTTCTCTACCGCATCTGTCAGTTCAACATAAAGACGGGCCACAAGGTCTGGGTCAAAATATATTGGTTGTTGAAGTTTTTTTGGTGTCATAACGTATCAATAGTTATTGCATTTATACCGAATGATATTTTTTGGTTGCCTTATTTTGCAATACTACAGGAGCAACGATGATCGACCATGATACCGTACTTGACGAAATTGCGTATATCGAAACTAAAGTGATCCCGGCCCTGTTATCACAGCTATCATATCATCGCCATCGGCTTAAACAGTTGCGTCATCAACTTGGACATCCGCATCAGCTACTAGAGTCTTCGCCAGTGCCTTTACCGCCCGGCGACCATAAGCAGGCAGTAACCTAAAATTATCCAGTAAGTCCGCTTCTTCATCGCTAATAGAGCGAGCGTAATATTCGGCCCGCAGATCGCTCAATTGACGTATCCCCCCACCGCCTGGCAACAGCCCCGCCAGTTGAAATACCTCCATCGGAGTCTTCCCTAACGGTGTCGCTATCGCTGCGCAAAAATCCCAGCCGGGATTCCTCGTTCCAGCAATAACAGCAGAAGTCATCGACGCCGAAATGCCAGCCTTACGTGACAACTCGCGCTGAGACCATCCTCTGTCTTCTAATTCAGTTAATAGCCATTTTTCAAAGGTGTCCACTATAGTAATCATTTTAACCTTAAAAAATCCTCACGGGTGTCCAAAATGCGATTACACCAGTTGACACAATGTGTAATGTATGCTATTATCTACTCAAGTGTTCGATATATGTCTACTTAAGTATTCACAGTGGGAGGCGCAAAAATGGCCAATTATGGGATAAGTATCCCGGATGATTTAGCAGTAGAAATAGACGGGTTGGCGGCAGGCTGGTACAGCAATCGCAGCCAGGTGTTTGTGCGCATCTTTCTCGAATGGAAAGAACTGCGGGCGGCGAATGAATCGCGTCCGGTGCGGTCACTGCCCGGCTTTATCCCCAATGAAGCCATCGAGGCGATGAAGACCAGGCCGGTGGCGGTGGCGGTGGCCGGGGCGGGGCGGGCGGAGCGGGATGAGTTGTTTCACCTGGGCACCGGGCCGGGGGATGAGTTAGGGGAGGCGGCGTGATGGCTCTTTCTACAGAAAATCCCCCGCTGGAACGGTTGAAGAGGGTCATTGTGGGCTACGCTCTGTCGAGGCTGGAAGACAGAATCCTGGCCCTGGTGGGCCGGTTGCGCGAGGAGAGAACCGGGGAAAGCGATCCCGCTCGAATGGGCACACTGGACGCGCAGATTGAGGCGTACCTGCACACGGTGCAGATGATCAGAGAGGAAACAGCGTGATGAGACCGATGACCGTTGGCTGCTACACCCCCACCAGAGAATTTTTGGAAATACCGGAACACGTGGCCGTGATGGACGCCGAAACCGGCCAACTGATTGCCGTTACCGGCCCCGGCGGAGACGCCGAAAGCCGGGTTTACGCCGAACTGTTTGCGGCGGCCGGGGAGATCACCGCCGTAGTTGATCGGATGGGGATAGCCATTATAGCCAGAGCAGCCCTGAAATTAACCACCGCAATCTGGAATGTTGTTGACCCGCTGTGCGATGAGCGCCGCGAGGAAACCGACCCGAACCGGGCGGCGCAACTGGATGGAAAAATCCAGGCTTACCTGCACACCGTGCGATTGGTTGAAACCATCGCCAAGGGGTGGAAGAGGTGAGCGCCCGGAAGCGATACACGCACACGGTGCGCGTACTGGATGCCCCGGCGCTGAGTAAGCATTTTGTCAACGCCTTGGCCGCCTCGGTCTACTGGCGGGCAATGGAAGTAGCCGGACACCAGTGCCGGATAGAGATTTACAGCCAGCAGTAACCCCCTATAAACGCCAAGAGGCCCACCTCATCGCCCTGGAAAGCTAAGGTGGACCTCTTTGAGACAGAAAGGACTCTTCTGTATGAATAAGAGTATACCACCCCGGCGGCCCTGTGTCAATCACCTCAGCCGCCGCACCCTGAGAACCATTGCCGCCGACGCGGCCCAACTGCTGGGCTGGGACTGGGCCTTTGAGCGGGTCATCTCGCTCACCTTCTGCCCGCACCAACACCCGCGCCACGGTTACTGGCTGGAGGCCGCCCTATGAGCGATGAGGCAAAAATTTGCCGCCGGGGCCACCGGATGAGCAGCAAAATCGGCAAGGATGGCAAGAGGCATTGGTTTTGCCAGCGATGCCGGAACGCGGCGGCCCGGAACCGGCGAACCGGCGGCGGGCGGCGGATGCAAAGCGCGGTCAGCTCCATTTCTTTCAGCACCGGCCCATTTTCCCTGTGGGGAGCGGTGAACGGCAACTACTGGCAGAAGGATGAGGCAGAATGAAAGTTTCAGAGTTATTCCCCAGCAAATACATTAAGGCCGCCGACCTGAACGGCAAGAGTTACACCTTTAAGATTTCCACGATGCGGCTTGAGGAGATGCGCGACCAGAACGGCAAACAGATTAAAAAGGCAGTGCTGTATTTCGATGGGCCGCGTAAGGGGCTGATTTTGAACCGCACCATTGCCGATGTGATTGTGGACATCACCGGCCAGGATGAAATAGATCGATGGCCGGGTTGTGAAGTGACGTTGTATCCCACCTCGGTGCAGGCGTTTGGCAAAACGCACCAGGTAGTGCGGGTGCGCCGCCCGGATGTGCAGCAGGCAGCCGGCAGCGCCCCGGACAGCCTGATGGCCGATGAGGATGAGTTGGCCCACAGTGAGGTGGAGGAATGAGCGAGAGCGAGAAACAGGCCCTCCAACACTTTGCCCGGTTTGTGGAGAAAAAGGCTCTGGCCGCCGCCGATGAGCGCACTCGGTTTCTTCGGCTGATGGTGCTGGCCCTGACCGAAGCGGCAATAAAGGTTGAGAGTGGGGGAGTGAACCAATGACAAATTCAGTACCTGTCCAGTTTATTCCGGTAGATCAACTACGTATTCACCCGAAAAACCTGCGCCTCTATTACCCCCCCGCCGATGTAGAGGAAATGGCCGCCAGCATCGCTGCTGTGGGGGGCGTGCTGCAAGCGCTGCTGGTGGTACCCACCGGCGAAACCACCGCCCCGGACGGTCTGCCCACCTACTATGTCGTTGACGGGAATATGCGCCTGGCTGCCGCGCGGACCCTGCCCCACCCGCCCGCGCTGAAGTGCGAAACCATTGCCAGCAACCGGGCCGAACAGCTTTTGGTGATGGCCGCCACCAGCCATTTTCATTATCCCAAAGATCGCATTTCCCAGGGGCGGCATTATCAACGTCTGTTGACAGAAGAGGGGTTGACCGTGGCTGAAATCTCGGCGCTGACCGGACTGCATCAAGCCAGTATCTACAGCGCTATCTCTCTGCTGGAGCTGACCGACGCCCGCACCCAAAACCTTATCGGCGAGGGCAAACTCAGCGCCGATATTGATTTGCATCGCGCCCTGGCCCGTATTCCTGACCCGGGCAAACGGGCGGAGATGATTGACCGCATCATCAGTAAGGGGCTGCCCGCTACCGTTGCCAAAAAATCGGTGGCTCACCTGCTGCGTCAGTATGAGCAGTTGAGCCAGGTTCCGGCGGTCAACGGCAAACACGCCGCGCCGGTGGCCGTGCCCGCGCCACTGCCCAAGCGGACCAACTACCCGGACAAGATAGACAAGCGCGCCGCCGCCAAATTCACCCCGGGAAAGGTGCGCGAGCTGGCCCGTCTGCACCTGTGCGATGAATGCCGGCTGGAGGGACTGACCGCCAAATGTTATACCTGCCCCGGCCCCTACGAGTTTATCAACGCCCTGGTGGATGTTTTACCGGTGGAGGAGGCCACGCCCGATGCCTGAGCGAATCGAACTGGTTCCCATCACTCAAGCCGGGGCCAACGCCACCATTCTGGAAGGCATTGTCTTTGGCGATGAGGATACCCACCTGTGGGTAAGTTGGCTGGATGCCTACCATCACTGGCTGGAGGCCAAACGGCGCAAGAATAACACCGGCAGCACGGCCAACAATTACCAGATCGCCTGGAAGCAGTTTTTCACCTGGGCGCAGGTGCGCCCCTGGGAGACCACCCCCGCTCACGCCGAGCAGTGGGCCGCCTTTTTGGCCCGCGAGGGCAAAGAGATTACGGACCGCAAAACCGGCCTGGTCGTGCGCCGGGAGCCGCTGGCCCAGAGTACATTCAACCTGAAGCTGGCCGCCCTGAGCGATTTTTATAATTACGTGCAGAAGAAATACGATCTCTGGCCGGCCAACCAGCGCAACCCGTTTGACGTGGTTGACCGGGCCAGGATCAGCGCCTATGGCCGGGCCAAATACCCCAGCACCGATGAAGCCAAGGCGATCCTGACGGCGGTCAACACCGAATGCCTGACTGGCAAGCGCGATTTTGCCCTGCTCTACACCATTCTGGTCACTTGCCGCCGCTCCAGCGAAATCCTGAACCTGAAATGGGGCGATTTGAAGGAGACCGCCACCGGCGATTATGCCTTTACCTACCGCTACAAGGGCGGCAAGATCAAGCGGGCCATTCTCAACCGCAAATGCCACACCGCCATCACCACCTATCTGTGGGCCGCCGGGCGGCTGGAAGCGATGACGGAGGCGGATTACATCTTTATCCCGCTGGATGAAGACCGGATCAAGCGGCTCAACCCCACGGCCACCGTTGAGCAGAATCGGCCGTTGTCCAACAGCTTTGCCAACCGGATTCTCAAAAAATACGCCCGCCGGGCCGGGGTAGAGGTGGGCAAGGCCCACATTCACGGGTTGCGCCACGTGGGGGCGCGGCTGCGGGTGCAACAGATGAAGGCCGGGCGCGGCGGGGTGGATTATGAGGAAGTGATGACCCTGCTGGGGCACAGCAGCCTGGCCGTCACCCAGGTTTACACCCAGACTGTGCTGGATGACCCGGTTGACCGGGGCGGGCAGGGGGCCGCTGAAGAACTGCTGCCTAAAGGCAAGTATCGCCGCCGGAAAGGGCTGGACGCCCGGCAGTTGCCGCTATGAATGGCAGTTTGGGCGGTACCCCTGATGGGTTTAACCCGTGTCCCTTATCCCAAATTGGGATATTTATAAAGGGGCTTGCTTTCCAAATTGGGATATAGTGGCCGAGGCCACCCCGCCCCGTCCGGGGGGAAAGGGGTTGAACCCCCCGGACTTGAACGAGAGAAGGAAAAGATGATGAACTGTCCTGAATGCGATGGACCCACTACTGTCAACAACCTCAAACGCCAATCCGGGCGAGATCGCCGCGGGCGCACCTGTAAGCAATGCGGCAACAAATTTGCCACAATGGATTACGGTAGCGGGGAGGTCTATCTGGGGAAAATTATTCCCATCGACGCTCAGGAGAGAAAGCTAGCCAGCAAACATTACGCCAAAATTGTGGACACTCTCAGCCGGGCTGACCTGCCGGAGGCCTGGCGGCAGGTTTGCCACCAGGCCCTGGTCAACGTTAAAACCCGGCTGTGCCTGCCCGGAAGTAAGAGCGGGCTGCGCCCTTGCGGTGCTAACCGACCGCTGAAAAGCAGGGCCAAAACCGGCCAAAAAACGGTTTAGGTCACACAAGCAGAATTGTTTGACCTGTATACGGTTGTTAAAGAGCGGTTTTATCTAATCTAACACAGAACTCTGGATTTGTGACACATGGAACCAAATTTAATCTTCAATCTGCCAAATTGTTTGTACTGGGTCATGCTGGCCGCAGTCATCGCCGGGCAAGGGGCCACCGTGGGCGAAAGCTGGCCGGAGGAATCACGCTGGCGGCTGGGGGTGATTACCCTATTCGGCTCCAGCCTGGTGATGGTGGTCGCCTTTGGCTGGCACGCCTACACCTGGGCCGGGCTAACCGTGCTCGGTTTCAGCGCCGGGGTAGCCAAAGTTGACCAATTGTTACTGGGCAACCTGTGGGAGCGCCGGGAAAGTCATCGCTGGACGCTGCGGTATTTTTTGGCCTTCACTATCGCTATCCCGCTGCTGTTCATCGGTTTTGAGGTGGTGACCTGGCTGTTGCTGGGCATCAGCGTGGGCGTCTGCGGGGCAGTCAAGGTGGGGCGGGAAGCGTATATGAACAGCCGTCGGGCGCGGTTACTGCGCCGGATAGGGCCAGAGGATACTCGCAATGGCTTTTTCAGAAGATAAGGATTGGGATTTTCTTGATCGGACGATTGCCCTGACCGGTGACATTATCAACCAGGCCAACGCTATTAAAGACCTCAGCGATGACCCGGACGTGCTGCTGGAGGCCCTGAAGATTGAGGCCGAGGCGCTGATAATCCAGAAATCGACCAGGGATTACCGCAGCAGGCTCAGAAGCCTGAAGCAGTGGGAAAAAGAGGCAGGGCCAGCAGCGCCCCGACTCCGGCAAAAACACCCAAAAGAGAAGGAATTGGCTTAGGGAGAAAACGCACATGGCAAACAAAATCGCGGCTGCGGAAAAAACAGAAATCACTACCGCCGGCAGGCAGGAGCCGTTGAGAAGTTACGGACCCATCCCGCCTTATATCATCCAGCACCGGCTGGGCGGTTGGCCCGCTGTGGCCGTCACCATCTATTGGCAGCAGTATAAACGCAAAACCAACCTTGAATATTGGGTCAATTAACTGAAGGGGTTAGAGATGTCAAGCAAAAGTGCTACTGAAAAAATAGAAAAATTCGGCTGGGACCCGGGCAACGGAGTCCAGAAAGCGGCCTGGATTAACGGCCAAATGAATACCGCCAGCCTGCCCAGCGTGGCAGGGGTAGGGCGGTTGGAAGCCAGTGGCCTGAGTTTGGCCGGGCTGGACAGCCAGCGCCGGGGCGAGTCGCCCTTTCAGGTGTCGTTTGGGGGAATGGATTATCTGGTTGGCTCCAATGTGGCCGCCTACACCCGCCCCATCGAAAACATCAACGACAGCCGCTTTGTGGAGGGGGCGGAGCTGCGGGCGATGTTTTACGCCGTGGTCTCGCAGTTGGGATTAACCGGCCAGCGGGTGGCGGTGGCCATCGGCCTGCCGGTGGAGATGCTGGCGGATAAGGCCAGGGCTGAAAGCACGGAAAAACTGATGGCTAAATGGCTGGTGGGGGCGCATCGATTTACGTTTGACGGAGCAGACGCCGCCGTGGAGGTGGTAAAAATCCGGGCCACCATTGCCCAGCCGTTGGGGGCCTGGCTGGACTGGGGTTTGGGTGAGGATGGGCAGTGGATTCGGGGGGCGGCCGGGCGGACTGCTCCGGCGCTGGTGATTGACCAGGGCTTTAACACGCTGGATATGTTTGCGGTGGAAGACGGCAAGCCCAGCGACCGCTACACCGCCGGGGATGATTTGGGGATGGCTCGCGCCGCCGAAATGATTGCCCAGGTGGTTAGCCGCCGTTATGACGGGGTGAAGCTGACGCTCCACCAGGCCGATGCCCAGATGCAGCGCCGGTTGAATGGCGAGGCCCCGGCGGTGTACGTCCACGGCGAACTGCAAAACATCACCCCGGAAATTGACCAGGCCCTTAACAGCCTGGCCGCAGATGTCTTGATGTTCATCAAACAGCGGGTTAAAAACGACGCGGCCCGGTTCCGCATCATCCTGACCGGTGGCGGGGCGCTGGCGCTGGTGGGCCGGTTGCAGCGGGAATATCCGCACGCCGAGATTGCCCCGGACCCGGCTATGGCTAACGCTCGCGGGCTGGCTAAATTAGCCCTGCGCAGTTTTCTGGGGTAGGGCGATGGCCGGGCAACGGGGAAGATCAGGCCGGGTGCGGCTGCCGGGCCGGTTATACCGGGTAAACGTCCGCTTTCTGCCTGGCCGCCACTCGCCGGAACTGGCCGAGCTATTGGAAATGCTGGACACAGCCACGCCAGCCCGCCGGGCGGATATTCTGAACGGGGTCGCCGCCGGGGGAGTGGCGGCGGCCCGCACCTCTGCCCAGCCGGAAGTGATTGAAACGGAAACCTTGTTAAAAGATTTGTTTGGTTGGGGGGAGTGAACCCGATGACCTTTACCGCCTTGATGGAAGAATCCGCCCGACGTAGCCACTCCCACGCGGCTTACTACGCCGCGCTGGAATTGGTGGCCGGTATTGAAGAAAACCTGGCCAGCGGCCGCCGCCATTACCGCGCCAAAAACGGCGAGCTGCTGGTTACTCTGGATGAAGTGGTTAACGCCATAGTCAATCACCGACTTGAAGGGGTTGAATAATAGTCAACTATTTCCGGCTTGGGAATTGAGAATGTGGCTGCCGTCTCGCTGAGACGACAGGTTGAATTGTTCTTTAACAACTCAATATCACTTTGGGGAGTGGATTAATCAGCCTTGCTACGGGTAGGGTCAAACTTTGACTTGCCTTCAATCTGTTCTCTGTATGCCTCTATACTTTCTGGGTCTATGGACCAATAATTACCGAATTTTTCGGCTTTGATAAGTCCGCGCTTAATAAGTCTAAAAATTGTGCGCTCACCGACTTCTAAGTATTTTGCGGCATCTTTTGTGGACATTGGCTTCATACCTCCCGATTTTAGGCTGTCTACTTAACCTGTCAAGTTTATTATAGCATGCAATAAATTACCTGTCAATGTATATTGACAGGTAATAAGAAACATGATATACTTGTCATAGTAACAGGACAGGTTAAATAATTTCCTGACCTAAAAATAAAACGGCCCGGCAAGCGTGTACCAGACGCCTACCGAGCCTCACCAAAAGAAAGGCAGAAGCTTTCAAATGGCTACAACAATTTTAACCCAAATCGTCAGTCTAATCAACTCCGGCCACAGCCTCGCCGCCGCCGTAGAATCCGTGGTCCCCGGCGCAGATGTGGCAACCTGGGAACGGCACATTGCCCGGCAAGCCGCCCCCACCCCAGCCAAGCCCAAACGCAAAAGCAGCAAACGGACCAGCACCGGCCAGCCGTCCAAGCGGTTCAACTACGCCGCCGAAGTTGCGGCGCGGGGGTACGCGATGGCCGAACTGGTGGAACGCACCAATGGGCGCTCGATTCTGGTCAACCTACCGGGCGGCGCGGTTTCAGTGTTGGAGGTGGCGTGATGGCGACCGTACAAGTGGAATGTAAAATCAAATCCGGGGCAAGATTGTATCGGGCCGACCTGGAAGGTGCCAGTTTGGCCGGGGTCAATCTGTCCGGGGCCAACCTGAGATTAGCCAATCTGTACCAGGCCAACCTGTCCGGGGCCAACCTGTCCGGGGCCAACCTGAGATTGGGGCACTTAGCTGAAGCCGATTTGTCAGGCGCTGACCTGTCCGGGGCCGACCTGCGCAAGGCGTACCTGGAAGGGGCCAATCTGGAAGAGGCCAATCTGGAAGGGGCCAATCTGACCGGTGCAACCTGGAACGGCCAAACCCGATGGCCTGAGTTTTACGTCCCGAATGTTACCCCGGACATCGCCGGAATGCGGCTGGTGGTGTAATGGAAGCCAACAACCTGAATCGGCGGGAATTTTTAACCGGGCTGGCCGCGCTCACGTTGGTGGGGGCAGCCCTGACCACCGGGGCGGAAGCGGCGGCCTCGGCGGAAGCGGCAGAGATAGACACCTCCCCCTGGGATCAGATTGCCGGGGTGGATGTGGCCTGGCTGGAGGACAAAGCCAGCTACTTTGAGGAACAGGCCGTCAAACTGCGGGCGCTGATTGCCAAACTGGAATCGGCCCAATGAGCGCCCGGCCAACACCCCCCATAGCCCCGGTCAGTGAGGAAAGGCAGATGGAGCGATTCATCGCTCACGTGGAGAAAAAGGCGTTGGGCGCTCCCGATGATCGCACCCGGTTTATCCGGCTGATGGTACTGGCCCTGGCCCAAGCCTCCCGAAGCCAGATGGCAAAAGAGGATCAAGTCTAAAAAACCATGATAATCACCTACAAATACCGAATATATCAGGCCCGCCGCAATAACGATTTGCACGAAACCGCTACCCTGGCCGGGCGGGCCTATAACCATTGTGTGGCCCTGCACAAACGGTACTACAAACTAACCGGCAAACACCTGCATCAGTTTGCCTTGATGCGGCATTTGGCCCGGCTGAAAAAACGGCCTCACTACGCATGGTTGGGGGCTATCCCCTCTCAGGCGTTGCAGGACATCGCCCAACGGATCGAAAAAGGCTACCAGCTTTTTTTCAAGTCTATTAAAAACAAATCTGGGGCGAAGGTCAGACCCCCCACGTTCAAAAAAAGCCGGGAATACAAGAGTTTCACCTTAAAACAGGCCGGGTACAAGTTTTTGGATAGTCAAGCCGGTGGGCCGGGCCGGATCAGGATCGGGGCCAAAGTTTTCAAGTACGTCAAAGACCGGGAGCTTGTGGGAAAGGTCAAGACCGTCACTATCAAACGGGATAAGTTGAGCAACTTTTATTTGTGCGTGGCTCAGGAAGTTGAGGAGCCGGAGTTCAGGCCCACGACCGGTAAAATGGCGGGGTTTGATTTTGGCCTTAAAACGTTTCTGACCGTACATGATGGGTTCGACACCTACCCGATTGAATCACCCTTGTTTTTCAGACAGGCGTTGGCCGATTTGCGCCGGGCCAACCGCAACCTTTCCCGTAAAGTGAAGGGGTCTAACCACCGGCGGCAGGCTAAACGCGCCCTGGCAAAAGTCCACGAACAGATTGCCAAACGGCGGCAGGACTGGTTTTTCAAGCTGGCGAACACCCTGACCGACCGCTACGACATCCTGTTTTTTGAGACGCTTAACCTGCGCGGAATGAAAAGCCTTTGGGGGCGAAAAGTAAGCGACCTGGCCTTTGGCAAGTTCCTGAAAATCCTTGAACATGTGGCCCGCAAAAAGGGCAAACAGGTTTGTTATGTTGACCGCTTCTATCCGTCGAGTAAAACCTGTAGCCATTGTGGGTACGTCCATCAAGACCTGAAACTTTCTGACCGTTTTTGGCGCTGTCCGGCCTGTAGTCTGGTAGTTGACCGGGACGGCAATGCCGCTGTTAATATTTTCAGAGAAGGGGCATCTTCTCTTGGACGAGCTGGCGTAAGCCCGCATTTAATGCGGCTGCCGGTGTTGACCCCAGAAACCAACGGGCTTTAGCCGTGGGAGTATGTCATGAGCGGCTGATAGTGATCCTCTACATGAGAAACCAACGGGCTTTAGCCGTAGGAGTATGTCATTCCCAACCAAACAGGTCTTTCAGTTGAATAGATAAAAAATCCCGCCGACTCGACCTCGGCGGGAGCCGGAACCAAGGCGATTGAGTTTCCTTGGGCCGGTAGGGTAATTGTAAAAAAGGATTGAGGCTATGGCAAAAAGACATTCAGAGTCGGGCATCATTGATCTGCCGCGTTCCCAGTGGCGATATGTTCAGGCCGCGCCGCCGGTGTGGCTGGTACTGGCGCTATTGGCCGGGATCATCCTGGGTTCGCTGTGGTGGGGCATCGTTTCTTCTCAGCCCAAGAAGGTTTCGTCATCCAGTGCGTTTGGCTCATCACCAGCGGTAATGGTCGTATCAGGTGCAGGTGGCCGCGATGGATGATCAATTTTACCTGATGGCGGTGAATGATGTTTTGCGTCGCACTCCGGCCCGGCGGCGATCTTTGTTGGGGCGGGGCAAACAACTGGCTAACGGCGTGCCGTTTAAGTTTTTGGGGCGGCCCATCGGCGGCCCGCAGTGTGTGACCGTTTCCCTGGTTATTCAGGATGAGGATTTGGAGGCCGTGCTGGGGCTGGGGGAACGGCTGGCTCACCGGGCCAACTCGCAATTTGCCCGGGTCTACCGCGACCTGGGCGCAGTGCGGGTAGAGTTTACCCTGCCGGCCAGCCAATGGCGGGAAGTTAAGCTGGCGAATCTGCCCCATCACCGGGAGAACGTCACGATTGGGCAAAAGGCGTTGGGGCCGGTGGCGCGGATGGATTGGGCCAATCCGCACAAGGCTGTGTTTGGCAGCACCCAGACGGGTAAAACCACTGTGCTGGCCGATATGATTATCAGCCTGGTCAAAACCGACCCGCAGGCGACGGAGACAAAGCTCTTGATTTTGAACCCAAAGAATGACCCGGCTTTTGCGCCGTTTGCCCGGCTGCCCCACCTGGCCGCCAAAATAGCGACCACCTACGAGGATTCAGTCACTATGCTGCGGTTGGCGCTGCGGGAAATGGATCAACGCCGCCGCCAACAACTGCAAGGTCAACCGCGCTGGGTGGTCATTGTGGATGAAGTAGCCCAGCTCACCGGGGCGATGCCGGAAAGCGGCCCGATTATCACCCAGCTTTCCCAGATGGCCGGGGGGTTGAAGATAAACCTGATTGTGGCCTCGCAGGCGGCCAACCCGTCCACCTTTGGGCAAACCGGCAGTCTGGCGCAAGCAAATTTTCAAAGCCGCCTGATTTTTCAGCTGCCCCACGCTCAGGCGTATCTGGCGACCAACCTGTCCGGGCAGCACCCGGAGAAGCTGGGCGGGTTGGGGGATGGGCTGGCCATCAGCGGGGATAAGGTGACTCGGTTTCGGGCGGCTCTGCCGCATCAGCTTGATTACGAACTGCTGCCCCGGGTTGAGGTAGAACCAGCGCTACCCAGTGCTGACCAGGTGGCCGGTGACGGCCTGATTATTGAAAGGTGGCAGATAGACCCGGATCGATTGGCCTACGCGGTAGTCATGAACAGCAGCGCCACGGCCATTCAAAAACAGTTTGGCGGCGCTACCGACCGGGCGAGATTGATCCGGGATTACCTGAAGGTGTTTGAGGCGCGGATCAATTATTGGCGGCGAGTAAAGAAGGGGATGTCAGCGTGAAAAAATTTTTGGGATTGATGAGCCTGGGGTTTGGCCTGGCCGCCGGCGGGGGGTTGATCTACATCCTGGCTACCAACCAGACCGCCTTCATTATTTTTTTGGCGCTGCTGATGTTTGTGACCGGCTCAGTGCTGGCGATGGGCTTTGCCCTGCTGTTGAACCGGCAATGGACCACGGCGATGTTTGGGCAACAGCCGCCCAGAGTGACCAACCAGTATCGCCTGCCTGCTTATCCGTACCCGGCGCAGCCTCAGATGACGGGGCCGGCCGGTTATCTGCCGGAGCCAGCGCCGCAGTTTGAGATAGTGGAACCCAAAACACCGGATTTTTTTGTCGATGATAAGCCGGTGGCCTGATTTTTTCAGGCCACACAAGACAGATTGTTACCCCTGAAAGGAATGAACCCGATGAGTCAAAAAGTAACTTCGTTTGACCGGCCGCTGGTGCTGGCCATCTCGGAAAGCTACAGCGTGCTGTACGCCGGGTGGGGCAACCCGCCGCCGGGGGCAGTAAAGGAAGAGTCCACCTTGATTACCGGCGAAATTGCCGAATGGCTCTATGAGGCGTTGGCCGGTCACATTTTTGGTGAACACCCGGAAAATGCCTTGGCAAGCCGGGCCCGGGTGCGCCGCCATTTTATCAACAGACGGTTTAAGAATATGGGGGTGTCCCCCACCTGCCATCAGGCAAGCGCTATGATGCTGCTGTTTTTGGCGCAAGCCGTGTTAATACAGCACAAGAACGTTATGCTACCCTGGCTGGGGGTCACAAGGTTAAATGAACGCGGCAATCCGGTGTTGGACGCGCCGGAGTATACGCCGGTCCAAATCTGCAAACAGTAACAGTAAATTATTAAGGAGGTCAGGATGATTTGGGATGAGACAGACCAAAAAGGCTGGAAATTTGAGCCGTTTGAGGACAACGATCCTAACGGGGGAGGGTATTACACCTTTCGCGTGGGTGGGCCGTTGTACGCAGTGGTCACGTCAGACAAGGAAGGATGGCTGATGTACCTGTGTTCGGAAGAAAGCGATGAAGAAGTAGGCACCCAAACCGTGTATCAGACACTTGATGAGGCAAAGGCGGCGGCCATAGGCTCGATGTTGGTGACAATTGAAACCTGGCGCAACCAGGTTATTGAGTGGGTGCAACGACAATGACCCAACTGGCTTTGTTTAATTACGACCAACTTGACGCCGAAACCCGCATTATTACCCAGCAGCGGGCCGGCGAGATAAAAACGCTGATGAGAGCCACTGCCGAAAATATCATGCAGGTGGGCGAAAAGTTGCTGGAGGTGCAAGCTAAATTAGGAAACGGCCAGTTCGACGCCTGGCTTCAGGCCGAGTTCGATTGGTCGCGTAGGACTGCCTACAATTTTATTGGGGTTTACAAACAATTCCGGGGCAGGGCCAACTTTGCCCAGATGGATGTAGCCACCAGCGCTCTCTATCTGCTGGCCGCGCCCAGTACCCCGGACAGCGCCGTAGATGAGGTTCTGAGCCGGGCCGAAGCCGGTGAGCGCATCAGCCACACTGAGGCCAAGGCAATTGTGGCCGAACACAAGGCGTCCGTCGCGGCCCGCACCCCGCAGCAAACCGCGCTGGCCCCGGATGAACCCGCCCCCTGGGAAGAAAACAAGCGTGTCACACCTGCTCCCACCGCGCCCACGGCGTTAGATCGACTGCGGGAGCAAGCCAAGCCGATAACCCCGCCGGCAACATCGTTGATGGCCGACCGGGTAAAAGCCGAGGCGGAGGCATCGCGGGAGCAAGCCCAACCCCTGGCTAAATCCATCAAGGCCCCAGCCCCAACCGTTACACTGGATTTTTCCGCACCGGTTGAAGTTGAAGAACCCGGCCTCGATTTGAATGAGGACGCGCCGGTTAAGCCTGACCTGTTGCTGAACATTCGGCTCAAACGCACGGAAACCTGGGCGTTTGAGTTGGAGATTAATGCCGAGGGCGGTCTGTTGAAGGGGCACATCCCGTTGTATTACGCTGGCGGGTACTCCGAGTTGCAGAGCATCCTGCGGCTGGCCATTACCGATTATCTTGAAAGTGAGGAGGGCATTACCAATGAGTGACCTGAAAGCAAGCGATAAAATCAGCCACAGCCAGATTGTGGTGAAGTACGATGGCAAAACCTTTGGCCCGTACCCCAACCCGCAGGGCGCGTTGACCATCGAGATTGTGCAGCGGGAGCTGGCCAAGCAGTTCCCCGAAACGGCCAAGTGTGAGGTCAACCAGAAGGTGCTTGAGAATGGGCAATTTGAATTGACCTTCATTAAAAAGGCCGGGACAAAGGGCAGCGGATGGAGCTTGCTGGATGACGAGTATTACGCTGTGCACGACGAGGAGAAGCACCCCATCGCCCTGATCCCGATAGATGAAGATGGAGCAAGGCGACAGGTGGCAAAAATTGTTGCCGCCGCGCCGGATTTACTGGCGGCTTGTGAACTCGTATTAGCCGGACTGTTTGATGACGACGACGAATGTATTTTTTGCAGGGCAGAGCCGTACCCAGATGACGAGGGCGGAAAGGTTTACGATCACGATGACTGTTGCCCCGGGCCAATGCTGATGGCAGCAGTAGCTAAGGCAAGGGGGTAAACGATGAAATTTGTACTTAAAGGGATGGCCGTAATTTTAACCGCAGAGGCGGTAGAACAGTTGGCCGGGGATGAACCCGGCCCAAACAATTGCATAGAGCACAAGGTTATAGTTGACGCCCCCAGTAAATTGGCCGCGTTGAACAGATATTACCATCAAGGGGGCGATGGGTACTGGCAGGAAGACGGGACTTACCTGTACTGGATGAGTGAACCGGAAATTGACCCAGCGCCGATGGATATGCAGTTGGCGCTGCTGCCGCCAGAGATTGCCCCCCGGCTGCCGGGGTTTGCGCTGTGACCGCCGCCGAACTGGCCGCCCGGCTGGCGGCCGTACCATCGGCTGACGTAGCGGTGGTAGCTCTGTATCTGGAACTGGGGCAGGCTGAGGCTTTGAATGAATACCTGACCCGGTGGGCTGAAATCAACCAGGCCCTGGCCGGGATAACTACGCAATTAGACACAATCAAACGGATCGGCTTTCAATGCAAACAGTTGCCATCGCGCCCAGCACTTATACCCCCACCCGGCCTGTAAGTTACGCCTGGCTGATCGACCGGGTGAACGACGCCTTGAAACCGCTCAAGGCGGCCCGGCTGTGGGCCGAGGTCTTTAACGAGCCGCCGCCCGCCGTGGCTTTGAAAGGGGCGGAGAAAATGTTTCTTGAGCGGGTAAGCAAAGATTTATTCCCGCTCGATGAGATGCGGTTGGAGGAACTGGTCTATAACGGGGACCCACTCAGCGAAACGATCCCTATCAGCGGATACCGCATTGCTTTTGAAGCTGCCGCCGTCGCCGACCTGGAGCCGTACCAGCAGTCTGCCGGGGCAGTAATGACGCTCAACTACCTGCAAGAGCAGGATGAGTGGTTTTTTGAAGACATCGGTTTTCCGCCGGATGTCTGGTGGCTGGCCCCCTACGCCTCGGCTGAAGCCTGGCGCATTGGGCTGAACTGGTTAACGGCCCAGGGCGATCCGTGGGCCGGGTTGGGACAGATGATTTACATTTCAATGCAGCAGTTTGCCAACCCCTTTCTGCTGCTGCCCGGCCCGGATTTTGTGGGCGATTATCAGTACACGTTTTGGTATTGGACCCTGACCGATATACGCCTGCTGACTGCCTATTGGCAAGAGGCGCAGCCGGTGGTGACGCAGATTGAGGCGTTCAAAAGCTGGTTTGAGGCAGACCCGGCCCAAAACCATTATGCCGTTATGGAGATGTTAGCCAAATGCAGCGAAGCCACGTGGAAATTCGACGATCCCCGGTAGCCTATAGCAGCCTGGCCGATACTTTGGCGCAAAAACTGCCCCTCATAGGTTTTGCCCAGGTCTATCACGAGTTGTGCGATGGTCCCATGACGTTTACCCAGACCGGCATCCATGAAGCGGTGGCCCAGGTGGTCAAGGTGCTGGATGACCAGGAATATTTCCCGGTTTTTCGTGAATACGCCGAAGAGTTCATTGAATTTGGGGAACTGTCGGAAGTAGCGCCAGGGGATTTATATCTACCTCCTATCACCGAATTCCTGGTCGTTGACGGAATAAACCCGTGGAACTCATGTTTTGACGATTTGAATGATTTGGATCGGCTGGTATGGGCTATCTGTTTCAGGGAAGCCTCTTGGGAAAAGAGCCAGACGTTATCCTGGTGGGCGACTCTGAATGAAAAACTGGGGTTAGTGGAATTACCCCCGCTGGATGAGATTGACATCGATATTGCGCTGGAGCGGGCCTATCAGGATGGCATTCCCGGCCTGAAAGCTACGTTTGAGTGGATAGGGGGAAATACCGGTAACGTCTTTGTGGATGTAGCCCCGGAAGACAGCGGGGAGTTGCGTTGGGATTTCGATTGGTCAATGGAGACCATCCATTCGTTGACCGCTGAATATGATGAAGCGAAAGCCACAATATTTGACCCGGCCAATGCTCTGCTCGACCGCTATAAAAATAACCCGGTAGCAGTCCTGCGGCAGGTGGCCATTTACTTACTGACCGGAGAATTGATCGATGAACATTCTTGATATAACCCCAGGCCCGGAGCTGGATAGCCAGCAGTTGTTAATGACCCTGGATATTTACACCGAATCCATTTTACGCACCCTGTACGAACACGGCCAGCCGGCCCAGGTGGATGAAGTGTCTCCGCTGGATGTGGCCGTAACCCTGGCCGATGTGCAGGTTAGCCCGGGCTTGTTACCGGCCCACCTGCTGTACTACGCCCGGCGCGGTCGGCACGAAGCGGTGGCCCTGTACCTGGCCCCGGAAATTCGCTCGCTGCGGCTGCACACCGGCGAGGTGTTTGCCGTAGCCTGCCCCCCGCTGGTTTTTGCCGGTAAACAAACAACCTATCGGCTGGCAGCACTGGCCGAACCCGGCTGGCCTACTGCCGCGACCCAACTGTATCACGCCCCCTTTCCTAATATCCACACCAATTGTCAGGTATGCCACGGTTCGGTGAGCTTTCCAGAGGCCGGGTTGATGACTATCCATCAGGCGGCGCGGCTCTTTTTTGAGAGCGAGTTTAACCTGGACCTGGGCAACAACAAAAGCACGTTGCATCGGGCCAATGTTACCACTATGTGGCGGACTCTGGCCGAAGAGCAGCGGCCAGAGTATCCCACCGGTGATTTGATGTCAATGGATACCACCCTGGAGGTTTGGCTCAATGAATCTTTTCGCTGATCTGGTTAATCATTCCATTTATCGCGGGGAATTGCCGCCCAAGGCCGCCGGTTACGATTACATCCTGGCCGGGAACGGTCTCTTCAAGCGGGTGTATGGCGATCATCTGACCGCATGTATGCCTATTGCGCCGTGCCGGGTGCGCGGGTTGCCCAACCTGACCGGGGTGGCGGCGCTGGCCCACGGCCGCATTCCACCCACTTTGTTGCACCACGTGCTGCTGGATGCCCGCGAAAAGGCGCAGCAGCAAGTGGAACAAACCTACCTGTTTCGATGGGAGGGGAACCGGTACCGGGTGTCACGCCCGGCTCAACAAGTGTCTACGGTGCGGGTGCAATCTTTCAGCACTCAGGGGTATGACAATGTGGTGTGTGAACTGCACAGTCACCACACCATGCCCGCCTTTTTCTCCGGCATAGACGACTCCGATGAGCAAGGCTTTCGTTTTTACGCGGTGATTGGCCGGTTGCTGACCGAGCCGGAAATCCGGGTGCGGTTGGGGCTGTACGGGGATATGGTCAACGTCCCGGCAAGTTGGATATTCGGCGATTTGTTGGGGGTCAAAGACAAGTTTGTGCAAAATTTGCACGGAGAACGGTGAGATGGACGAGATCAGAGTCACAATCCCGCTCAAGGTCAGTAATCCCCAACGGGTGACAATTACGGTGGTTGGGTGCGGCGGCACCGGCAGCTATCTGATCCAGCGATTGGCGCGGCTGGCCGGTCATGCCCGGCAAATGAATATTGAGGTTGGGTTGCGGTTGGTAGACCCGGATGTGGTGGAGCCAAAAAACCTGTGGCGGCAATTGTTTGTGGAGAGCGAAGTGGGGCAGCCCAAGTCCCGCGCCCTGGCCGCTCGCTACAGCCGCGCTTTTGGGCTACCGATTCAGTTCTTTGGGGAAAAGGTGAGCGCCAAACATCTGAAGATTGAGCCGCGCAGCCTGAACGTGGTGGTGGGGTGCGTGGATAACACAGAGGCCCGGCGGGTTGTTGATGAGGTTGCCCGGCGAGAAAAAGGGCGGTTATGGTGGCTCGATTGCGGTAATGGCGATCAGCACGGTCAGGTAGTGATTGGCAACCTGAACGTAACCGCAGCGGAAATCAGCCCGTTAGGATACTGCACCGGCCTGCCGCTGCCATCAGTACGGCTGCCGGAATTGGTGGCGAAGGAGCGAAAACGGGGGAAGAAAAGCCGGGCTTGCGCCGACGATGCCCTGGAAAATATTCAGGGCTTGATGGTTAATGAGACGGTAGCCAGTTTTGCGGCCCATTACCTGTATCGGTTGATCATCAGCCAAGACCTGGACACCTGGGCTACCTACGTCAATTTACAGGCCGGTAATGCCCGCAGCGAATATATCTACCCGGAGCAGGCCAATGGATAGACTCGCCCAAGCCCGGTCACGAATAGCCTACTTTGAGGATTTGCTTCAACCCAACGAGCTGCCGGTGATTGGGCCAAAAGGTAAGTTCGGCTGGTGCCGGCGGTTGCCTCAGCCGGCCTGGAACTGGAATGAAATTGAAATCTTGCAGCCGCGCACCCTGCGTCTGCCTTTATAAACAAGCCAAAATATGCCGCGCAAAACACGATCAAACCCGTTTCCACTACCACCCCGAAAAACGTTTACGTCATCCATCGTGACGCTGCTGAATCCGGACTTATCCGATGAGGCGTACCGGCTGCACCAGGTTTTAGTGGCGCTCAGTTGGGGCCACGGCTATGTAGAGTGTTACAACGCCGAACTCGGTATCTATTTGAACACGAACAAAGAAAAGGTGAGAAGGCTCCTCGGTAAACTAATTGGGATGAACTTGGTGACCGCGATCACCCTCGCCGATGGGCGGCAGAGATTGACTCCTGTAATCCCTGCCGATTCCGGCGACTTGGCAAGCGCCCTTCAGCCCAGCCGACTTATTGAGCCGGAGGTCCAGACTTATCAAAATTCAGAGGGTGAAAAGCCCTCCTCTGAGTCCCCTCACCGCAATGGTAAACCTCGTGTCACAAATTCATGCCGATACCCGGCACAAATTCATGTCGATACGCCCCTTCATGATGATGATTCATTAATTGATCTAAAAGATAAAGAATCGTCATCATCATCTTTACTAAACGTATCGGCACAAATTAGAGCCGATACCCCCTTACCGTCACAAATTTGTGACGGTACCGCGCCGCAATCTCTCTGGCGACGGTATTTTGGCGATAGTGACGCCGATGAGATGATTGACCGGCTGCTCGCCGACCCGGCTTTGCAACAGACGGCCACGGCCGGCGGGGAATCGGCCACGGCCTGGCTGATAGACGCCATAGACAAAACGGCGGCGTACCAGCCCAAAAAGCCGCTGCCGTACTTCCAGAAAATTATCCGTACCCGGCTGGCCGAAGCTAAAACTATGGCTGAAATTCAGGCCAGGGTGGGGGACCCATCGCCGGTGAAAGATGGGGCAGCCCCAGAGCCTCCGCCGGATAAGCTGGCGGCGCTCTGGGCAGATGTCACGACCGCATTGCAACTGCAAATGACCAAAGCCACGTTTGACACGTGGATCAAGAGCACCGTGCTGGTCTCTGCTGCTGATGGCGTGTTGACGGTGGAGGTTGGGAACAAATACGCCAAAGATTGGCTGGAAAACCGGCTGCAAAAACAGATATTACGGGTGCTGAAACAATTTGTGGATGGCCCGGTTGAGTTGAAATTTATAGAACGAGGTGCAGAATGCGACTTGAATTAGCTCACGGGGTGCAAATAAAACTAACCGAACCGCCCTATGAAACTGAGGGCCTACGGATTGCCATCATCGGTAATCCGGGGATGGGTAAAAGCAATATTCTGGCGGTGCTGGCGGAAGAAGCCTACAGCCAGGACATCCCCTTTCTGTTTTTTGACCCCAACGGCGATGCATGTTCGCTGCGCGAGCTGGGGCCGGACGTGGTAGTGATTGGACACACCGGCCATGAGGAGGCCCTGCGCCGGGCGCATTATCCGTTGCACGAAGTGGGAAAGGATGCCCCGGAGTTGATCAGAATGCTGCTGGCCGATGGTTATAGCCTGGTGGTGGATTTATCTGACCAGGATGACCCGGACGTGGCGCAGTTTGCCTTTGCCCGGCTGGTCAATGAGCATTTTAAGCAGGCCGGAAAATTGCGGTCGCCCGCTCTGGTGATGGTGGATGAGGCCCATGTCTTTGCGCCGGAAGGCCGGGCCGATGAGTCAGAAGCGGCCAGCCGCAAGGCGCTGTTCAAAGTGGCTCAGGATGGGCGCAAACGAGGGATGATGTTGGTGGTGGCCTCGCAACGGTCAACGTTTCTCAGCAAACGGGTGATTTTTGGTTCTAACGTGCGCATCTTTGGCAAGACCACGTATCGACCGGATTATGACCAGGTGGTGCGCAAATACCTGTCGATCATCAGTTTCCAGCAGCTTCTGCACCTGCGGACCGGAGAGGTCTTTATGGTGGGCCAGAATATTTTACCCGAAGGTAATTTGGGCAAAGTCCAGATCAAGCGCCGGCAAACCACCGATCTGGGCCGGACGCCGGTCATTCGCCCCAGGAAGAAGGTTGCGCCGCAGCAGTTGGTGTTGTTTGCGCCGGTTGAGGGGAAGGGGATGGAACGGTGACACCACAGGAAGCAGGTGAGAAAATATCAAATGACAAAACCGACATCGAAGCTATTATAACGTGGCTAAATTGGGATTGGCGATTTAATAGTAGCGAGCTGATGGAGAAAGTAGTTGCGTGGTTGGTTCAACAGCATCTAGAACTTGTTAGCCAATTAATGGTAAAAGACCAGTTATTAACAGCGGCTCAACATTCGCTTGGGAGGTATCGAAAATTGTATGGTGCGTTACCCATCCAGCAAGGTGTAAGTTGTGTTTGGTGTACTACTATCCAACCGCACCACGGTGGGCCGGACGGGTTTTGCCCTAATTGTGGGCACCGGGTTGATGTGCCTGCAATACGTTGCGATTGCCAGCGTTGCCAGGGGGATAAGCGACATCCTGCCACACGGTGGCAGGAACAGTTTGGTACGGAGGAAAGCCGAGCGGATTGGCAGAGGTGGTATTCACAGTTTTTGGCAGATCACCCGGAGTACATTGGGGAAGGGGACAATAATAATGAGTAAATCAATCAATTGCCCGTTTTGCGGGTGCGACGTAACACAACCGAATTACGGTAATCCGGGCTTGAAAGCCGGTGATTTCATCACTGACCCGGAGTCAGCCGGGTTATATGGTAAATATCGTATCGCCAAAGCCGATGGGAGTCCAACCGACCCGGGAGCGCAGTATTTTGTATTGCGCATCGATACTGACCAGGCCGCAAGGATGGCGTTGTTCACCTATGCAGCCTACATCGAACACGATCAACCAGAATTCGCGTCAGAACTGCGGCAATGGCTGGATGATACCGGGCCAGGATTTGCCGAAAAAATGTAGGGCGCAATGCAGGCAGGCACGGCAAGTCAAACTTCAAACTTCAGGCGAATAAAATGACAATTTTTGAGGCAATACAAAAAACTATTGATGAGGCCAAAAATACCGGCAAGTTGATGCGATTGTACAGGCGTCAGTCTGGTTATTTGGTGTCCTCGCAATATTGGGATGATTGGTTGTTTTTGGCATATCCTGGTGGCAGAAAAATTTTATCTAAAGAAGGTAATAACATCATACAGGCAGAAAGATATTAATAAATTATGGATAATTGGAGAACTGACCCACCCCCTGACGGTTTCGTTTTAATTTACGTTGAATTTGAGTGGCCGATAAAACCAAAAATATTAACAGCTCAGTATGATAAGTCTCGAAAATGCTGGATATGGGAAGCCGGTAAAATCAGTGGGACAGTAACACACTGGCAACCGTTACCAAATCCACCCAACAAGAGGTAGTGACCGACCAAGCGGCGGTGTAACCCATATATAATGCTGTTGTTACAGAACATATTTTCTGATATACTTTGTAAAGTATGACCATGCCGTATGGTCAGGAACAACTGGAGGTTACGATGGATTTTGCAACGATTGACTTTGACCAGGCGCGTAAAATGCTGCCCAAAATGGATGACCGGCTCAAGGCCAACCTGGCCTTTTATCACGGCGACCACTGGCAGGAGGGAATGGCCTGGGTTGGCCCGATCCTGTCGGCCAATCACAAACTCTATGCCGAAATTGTGGCCGAAATCAAACGGGAAATGGTTTCGCGGGGGGTCATTGCCGAAATTGTCAGCCGCCACGTGGCCGGGGTGGTGGGCCAGGAACCGGCCTGGACGCTGACCCTGCGCCGGGCTTTACAACCGGGGGAGGAGCCGAGCCTGGCCGAGCGCCAACTCATCGATGAGGCTGAAAGCGCCCTGACAAGCTGGTGGGACTCCTTGCAGGGCATATCGGACGAGAATCAGCAGTTGGTAAATATCCACACAATCATCCAGGAAGCAACTGCGGGGTTATTGCTGGGAGGGCGGGCAACGCTGCGATTGTTGGTGCCGCCGGGCCAATTAGACTCCCAGGGGAGAGTGCCCCGTGGGGCGTTGGAGGAATCGCTGCGGCGGATTTTTCTGCATCAGCCCGGATTTGACCAGGCGGTGAGGGCCATTGATCAATCTACCATGCAACCCATTGCGGTGTGCGCGTATATGGTGGGTAAAACAGAGTACGTAGAACTGGGGTACACCGAGGGAGATAACACGGTCATCCGGCTGGTAACGGCCGGGGACGAAACCACTTATGAACCGGCTCGGCTCCCGCTGGGGGGGCGATTGACTATGCATGAATTACGCCGTCGCGAGGTGCTGATTACAGAACAGCTTCGACAACAACAAAAAAGCCTGAATTTGGCCGTAACGATGCGCCAGCGGAATATTGTTACCGCCGGTTTTCTGGAGGCGACCTATTTCAACACCCAACTCCCCGGCGAGGAGAAACCGGACCCCACTACGGGGCAACTGAAATTTGTGCCGGATCGGGTTTATCTGGGGCCGGGGGCGCGTAATTTCTTTGCCGGCATAACCACACAGGATGCGGACGGCAGCGAGAAAATAGCCAACCCCAGTGTGGTTTATCATGAACCGGCGCCGGTTGAGGTGTTCAACGCCACCGAGATGGCCGTATACCGGGCGATGCTGGCCGAAGCCCACCAACTGCACGCCTTATTGAGCGGAGACGCGGCATCCAGCGGAGAGAGCCGCAAACAGGCGATGGCCGATTTTGAGGAGAGTTTGCTGCTGACCAAACCGCAGGTGGAAGCGGCGGTGCGCTGGCTGTTGGAAACGGCGCTGGCAATGGCGGCGGTGTTCAGCGGGCAGCCGGGGCGATATGCCGGGCTGCGGGTGCAGGCAAATTGTCATTTGCGGGTGGGGCCGTTGAGCGAGGGTGAGCAGAAGTTGGTGGGCGAACTGGCCGATAAAAAGCTGTTGAGCAAGGAGACGGCTCGCACACGACTGGGTATCGAAGACCCGGATGCGGAGGCGGCGCGGGTGGCCAGTGAGCAGCAGGATGAGCAGGTGTTGTTATCGACGGCTCTGTTAAACGCGCAGCAACAGTTGGACGGCGGCGCGGCCAGTAACGGGTTGGAAACTCCCGCCAGTACCGGTGTAACCAAGGGATTAAACGGCGCTCAGATATCGGCGGCAATGAATATTTTGGCCGGGATAAACACTGGCTCGATTCAGCAGGGGACGGCGGTTGAGTTGCTGACGGCGCTGGGGATAGATCGGGATAAGGCCGAAGCAATGACCTCGGCGGGAACGATAGCGGCTGTAAAGTAAGGGTTGAACCTGGTCTGACAAGTCTGCTTGTGCGGCCTGTTTTTTATCGTCCTGGGCCTGTGGGTAAATGACTGAACCGGTGGTGGTGACCATATTACCGATGTCGGCAAAATGGTACCCCGCCTTTTCAAGAGGGGGAAATGACTGAACCGGTGGTGGTGGGGTTGACAAGGGAATATCGGCAGGAGTTGATGCAACGCGAGGCCGGAGCAGTAGATGCAATGGTGCTACGCTGGCTGGAGGTGGAAGCGGCGTTGGAGGCGGATATTAGCCGGTTGGTACAGCAGTTGGCCGCCGGCGAGTCGATAACTGAGGCCCAGTTATTTCGGTTGGAGCGAATGCAGTCCTTGCTGGCCCAGACCCAGCGGCAGATCAGCCGCTTTACCACCGAGGCATCGACACGAATTGAGGGGTTGCAGGCCGGGGCCGTTGAGCAGGGGTTGGAAAACGCCACCTCGCTGATGGGGGCTTCGTTGGAGCACTTTGACAACAACCCGGCAGTGGCGCTCACCTTCAATCGATTGGGGGTTGAGGCCACAGAGAACATCACCGCCCTGGCCCGGGCCGGACAGCCGTTGGCCAAGCTGCTGGAAACTGCCTATCCTTTGTCCGCTCAGGGAATGATGACCCAGATGATTAACGGGGTGGCGCTGGGGGTGAGTCCCCGCGAGGTAACGCGGCGGATTATGCGTGAGGGCTTGGCCCAGGGGTTGAACCACGTGCTGCTGGTGGCGCGAGACCAACATCTGCGGGCTTATCGGGAGGCTACCCGGCAGCAATATCAGCAAAGCCGGGTGGTGTATGGCTACCGCCGACTGGCCGCCAAACAGCCGGGGCGCACCTGCCTGGCCTGCATCGCCCTGGACGGAACGATTTACGACACCGCGGAGTTGATGGCGTTGCATCCTCAGGATAGATGTGTTATGCTACCGTTGATCCGGGGGTTGGCGGAAATTCCAATCACTCAAGGCGAGGCGTATTTCAAGACGCTTGACCGCCACGTGCAGCGGCAATGGTTGGGGCCGGAGCGGTACGAGTTGTGGCACACGGGGAGGATTCCGTTCCGACGGCTGGCCAAGATTGTTGACAACGAAACGTGGGGGCCATCGGCGCAGGTGCGTCCGGTGAATGAGTTGAGGAAGATAACCTAATTGATTCCACCTGAATTAATAAAGGTTTTTAATGATATGATTAATATGTCGACGCAACCTGTGCCCACAGTGCTCATAAAAATTCCAATTGATAATCAACTTGAGAACAAAAGTTCAAGGATGTTATTTATATCCAAGGCATGATATACTTACTTGCGGAGGCGTTATGTACCAAAACCGTATTGAATTATATAGAAAACTTGAAGAAAAACGTGACTCTAAACTACTCGTTTATATTACAGGAGATCGCTTGGGTCTCGAAACGCACATTCATCCAGAGATTTTAGATTTTTTTGTTAACCACCTTGATGTGATTGGAGGGGTTCCAAAAATTTCACTTTATCTCTATACAACAGGCGGGCAAACCTTAGCTGCGTGGAGTATTGCAAATCTCATTCGTCAGTTCTGTAATGAATTTGAGGTTATTATACCCTCAAAAGCACATAGTGGTGGTACATTGATTTGTCTTGGGGCCAACACAATAGTGATGACTAAGCAGGCTACCTTGGGGCCAATTGATCCTAGTGTAAATACGCCACTTAATCCTCAAGTTCCTGGTGCTCCTCTTAATGCGCGTATTCCTGTTAGTGTTGAAGCAATTAACGGATTTATTGAACTTGCGAGGGAAGAATTAAAAATTAGTTCAGGTGCGGATCTTGCTTCAGTTTTATCCACTTTAGCATCTAGTGTTCATCCTCTTGTTCTTGGACAAGTATATCGGACGCGTAATCAGATCAGAATGCTTGGAAAGAGACTTTTGTTAAACCATATAGAAGATGAAGATAAGATCAAAAAATTATTATCGTTTTTGTGTAGTGAATCTGGTAGTCATGATTACACAATCTATAGACAAGAAGCTAGGGATGACCTTGGACTAAATATACAACGTCCTGATGAGGAACAATATGGTTTAATTAAGGGAATTTATAACGATATTGTTGAAGAACTTCAAATGACTTTACCTTATGATCCACTACTTCTTCTTAAAGGACAAGATGAAACTACTTATGAATTGAGACGTGCACTAATTGAAAGTGTCAATGCCGGAAGTCATAGGTTTGTAAGCGAAGGACGTTTAAGCAAGCGTCGTGTAGTAGATCAAAATAAAGGCATTGTGCATGAAGGTGTGCAAGACGATCGAACATTTGAAGGGTGGAAATATGAACCTTTATGAATCCAACACAGGACAGCATGTTCTATATAAGGATTATTCAAATTCTGCTATAGGTACATCACTTTATCAATCATCTGCTGACCCTGCAAATCTTGCAAGTATGATTCGTAATGCATTTATATTTTTTTCTGAGCTACCGTTAGTTAATGAGCAATTATTGCCTAACCCAAAATCAGACATAAAGCAAGAGACGTGGAACCACGCTTTTCTCGCTAATGAGGAATTGACTGCATTATATGCAGAGGCGGCTGAAGAAGACAAGTATCTCGTTCAACTTGGTTTGATTGACTATGTCAGAGTTTTAAATCAGGAGGAAGAAATTGAGTGAGGCGGGGTGATGTATATCTAGCAAATCTCAACCCTGTGAAAGGGTCAGAACAAGCTGGTCAACGACCGGTTTTGATTTATCAAAGTGACCGTCTGCTTCAAGTCACAACTAGCCAAACTGTAATTATCATTCCATTTACGACAAATTTAAGATTGCAAAGACTTCCATCTTGTGTATTTGTGCCAGTGCCTGAAGGTGGTTTGAGACAGGACTCAGTAGCTTTATGTCATCAAATCAGAGCTTTGGATAAATCTGGAGTACTGATTTATTGGGGTTCGTTAACGTTAAGTCGAATGGATGAGATAGATCAAGTTGTTCTTTATACTACTGGAATAAAGTAACTGCTTTCCCTTATCAAGTATCTTCCTCTTTGCTCACGACAATTGGTACCGTGAATTTTGAATCTACAGTAATTATTATATCAACATAATCTTATTGTCTTTTTAGAACATTTTTGCTAAAATGACGGTATGAATGATGATCTATTGGCGTATGGCAAACTGTTACGGGCGGCGATTGCCTTTTGCGCCGCGTTGTACGAACTGGTAACGGGGAGAAAAGCCCCAAAAAGTAAAGATGTTCTAGCCGAATAAACTCTGCCCTGCGGGCTTTGGCCCCCACGGTCGATAATCTGAAAGCCTGCCTGTACAAGCCACGCTATCTAAGTGATAGTGTGGCTTTTTTATTTTAGCTCAAGGAGCAAACTATGTTGTTTAAACACCTTTTTCACTTTTTAGTCCCACTTCTGTTTATGTCCTTTGCCGATGACGCTCCGATCACCCTACCGGCTACTCCCCCGGCGACACCCCCGGCTGACCCCAATAGCGGGGTACAGGCCCTTATCCAGCGCCATAATAACGATCTGACGGCGGTCATCAACCATTTGTTCAATGACAACTATCAACTGCGCGAAAAAAATCGCGGCATCAAAGAACAGGTGAAACTGCTTGAGGCCAAAGTGCCCGCCGAGGGCGCGGTCATCCTGGGGGCAGATGAGGCTAAACTGCTGGAAGCGTACAGGGCATTGGGCGGCCCGGAAGACCTGAAAAAGTTTCAGGGGGAATTGCAGACGGCTAAAGCCGAACTGGATACGCTGAAGCGGGAGAGTCTGCTGGAAACGGCAGCCACAGCGCACGGCTACAAGGCGAGCGTGCTGAAGGCGCTGGTGAAAGAAGCGCAGGTTGAAATGCGCGAGGTGGAAAAGGATGGGCAGAAAAAACCGGCGGCGTTTGTGCTCAACGGCGACCAGGCCCTTAACCTGGATGAATATGTGAGCCAGAATTTTGCCGATTTTCTGCCCGCGCTGCGGCTGGAAGCCAGCCCGCCGGGGACTCAGTTTATTCCACAGGGCACGGGTGGGCTTCCCAAGGGGGATGTGGTCAGCGACTTTGTAAAAAAGGCGCAGGAAACCCGTGACAGCCAAACGAATCCATTAGTGAAGAAGTAGACCGTCTACAGTAAGGAGAAAATCTTATGGGACGACAACGAATGTTTGTAACCCGCCCGCCGTTTGTGGCTGACGCCAAAAGCGTCAACCGCAACTCCGGGCGGCAGGTAGATTGGGGGGTGGTGCCGGATACGTTCCGGCAGGGATCGGCCTCGGTGACGGTGGCGACGGCCGGAGCCACTACCGGGGCCACGCAGGTTCCGGTACTGGCATTGCCGATGAACATCCCCAATGGGGCGGCGTTGTATTTTGGCAGTACGGCCAAATATGCTCTGCTCACGGCAGCGGCCACTACCGGGGCCACCCAGTTGAGTGTGCAGGCCATTCCGCAGAATTTAGCCAGCGGGAACACGGCGATAGTGGCCGGAACCGCCGCCAAAACCCTGCCCGCCGGCAAGGCGATGGTGGAACTGACCAACGGCAAGATTGCCCCCCGCAGCGACCGGCCCGGCTCGGAGGCGTGCGCTGGCTTTTTGGAAGCCAACGCCATCGAGGGGGATGTGAGCGCGGCCAAAACCGGCTACGGGATGATCATCGGCGGGGTGCTGTATGAGAACCTGCTGCCGGATGCCACCGGCGGCACCACCGGGGCGCTGCCTGACGCTTACAAGACCGAACTGAGCAACGCCACCAACCCGAAGTCAACCGGTTTTGCGTTTGAGCAGTACGCGGATACCCGGAGTTAGGAGACCCGACCATGAACTTTAATTTTTCTCAGGCGTTAGCGGCGCTGCCCCAAGGGGCGGCGTTTCAGGTAGCCAACGCGGCCCGGCCCCCGGCGAATTATCTGTTTGCCACCTTGCTGCCGGAGCGCAAGAGCTACGATTACCAGGCCAAAAGCGGCAGTATGACCGTGCGCACCACAATGGCCGGGCTGGCGGCAATGGACTCGCCGTATGCGGAAGGAGGGCTGATTGAGGTCAGCACCTTTACCGAAGAGACGGCCAAGATTGCCAACCGGGTCCGGTTGCCGGAAGCGGCGCTGCGGCAACTGCAAAATATGGTGATGCACATGATGCTCAACCAGCAGCCCACGCTGGAGACGCTGCAAAACGAGGCGTTGAACTTTGTGGACAAGCTGATTGTGCAGGCCCACCTGGACACGTTTGAATGGCTGCGCGGGCAGGCGCTGGTGGCCGGGGCCATCAACTGGACCTTCAACAAGAAGGCGCTGGTGGTGAATTACGGCATCCCGGCGGCCAACCTGTTGACCGCCAGAGCCGGAAACGATGCCTACAGCGGCAGCACATCCAAGTGGTGGGAAGATGTGAAGCTGGCCCGGAAAGCCCTGAAGCGGGAAATCCGGGCGGTGGTGGCTCACCCGGACACCATTGACGATATTCTGTACAACAGCGTCAACGCCATCGGGCAGGTCACGGATAACAACGGGGTGATTACCATCACCCGGCGCGCCGGCGGCAGCGACACCAACCCCAACCTGGATCAGAATGACATGTACCGGATTTCGCTCATCCCCTATGGGTTGGAAGGCGAGATTATGGACCTGGCCAATCCCGGTCAGACCATTACCGTGCCGTTTATGCCCCGGGGTAAAGTGCTGTTCATCGGCAGCGATACCCGCCCGCGCTACATTGTGGGCGAAGGGTCCACCCAAAAGCCGGAGTATGGCCTGGGGTATACCCATCTGGGGCCGTCGGTGGAAGGCGGCGGGCGGCCCGGCCGCTGGGCCGATGTGTACACGCCGGAGAATGAGCCGTGGGCGTTGGAAGGTCGCGGAGTAAGCAACGGACTCCCAATTTTGGAATGTCCAGAGAGATTGGTAATTTCCACGTCCGCGATGTCGTCGTAGGGGAATTTTTAGGCTGGTAGTTTATCTGGTGGAATGGATAAACTACCAGCTTCAACACGAATATGGCACGGTTCACATAAGGTAATCAAGTTTGTCAACTCGTTGGCTTGTTTGTAGTTATCGTTTTCGCCGACAATATACCCAAATGACCGGAACGGAACAATATGATGAGCGTGAAGATTGCCGGAAGAACCACATATCATGCACTGATAACCGTCTCGTTGGCGAGTAGCTTTGCTTTGCTTGCGCCAATTTGGGCCGCGATATTGAATAGAACCACCTTTCCAATTGGGATGATTGGCTCCGTTTACGTATTGCGCCAGCCAGGATCCACGGCAAGAAAGATCACAAAAAAACTGCTTGCGTTTTTTCATATCGCTTGGCCTTCTTTCTATGGATGCTCCACAGTAGGCGCATTGAACAGTTATTTTGGTGTATAGTGGATGATTTTGGCCGCTGATGTTTTCGCTTCGCCATTTGGCGGAGCAGTTATAACTACAGAAATGGAGATTACTTGTTTTCAGCCGAAATGGTATCAACTCAATAGGTTTATGGCAGTAATCACATTTAACCTCTACCTTGCTGTAAGCAAAGTGATTGGCCGCACGCTTATTTTTACTAGTCCAAAGTGCGTGACATTCCCTACTACAAAAAGAATGTTCCTGGTTTGTTTCAGATGGCTTACGAATAATGACCTTGTGGCAGTAATCGCACTCGACTTTTATCTTGCTGTAGTGCGGGTTTTTGGGGCCACTATGTGCCTTACTCCATTTGTAAAAGCAATCTCTACTGCAAAAATTATTCTTGTTACGGTCTGCTCGAAATCGAGTGACCATTACAGATTGTCCACAATGGGCGCAATTGACTTCTACCATTGAACAAGTCACCTGTTTTACGATAGCACTTTAACAACTCAATATACTTTCGGAATCAGTTTCACTTACTTACTCTTGTGGGGGTATGTAAGTCACTAAATCACGTTCTTGCATCGGAAAGCCCCGGCGACGCATCTCAGTTATGATTTTGTCGCCAGTATCCAAGGCCAATTGGTTGATTTTATTATTGGCAAGACGGCTAAGTGTGGTTTGGTGCATCCCGATGCTTTCAGCCAATTCCGATACAGATGGAACATGCCTACGTTCATTTTTGGGTTTTGTGCTTTCAACTGCTTCCAGATTGCTCAGATAGGTTTTTAAATTGATGTACATTGGCATAACACCCTCCGTAAAGGCTAATCATAGTATAGTGTATCACGCATATAATGTCAATAACTAAACCTTAAAATATGCGTAATACGCTAAATAAATGCTTGACAAGGTATGCGTAATACGCTATAATTATACCATAGTCAAGTAAATAAAACGAGCCGCCCGGTGCGCTAACACCAAAGCGGCTCTACCAAAAGAAAGGCAGAAGCTTTCAAATGGCTACAACAATTTTAACCCAAATCGTCAGTCTAATCAACTCCGGCCACAGCCTCGCCGCCGCCGTAGAATCCATCGTCCCCGGCGCGGATGTGGACACCTGGGAACGGCACATCGCCCGGCAAGCAGACCCCACCCAAGCCAAGCCCAAACGCAAAAGCAGCAAACGGGCCACCACCGGCCAACCGTCCAAGCGGTTCAACTACGCCGCCGAAGTCGCGGCGCGGGGATACGCGCTGGCCGAACTGGTGGAACGCACCAATGAACGCTCGATTCTGGTCAATCTGCCGGGCGGCGCGGTCTCAGTGTTGGAGGTGGCGTAATGGATGCCAACAACCTGAATCGGCGGGAATTTTTAACCGGGCTGGCCGCGCTTACGGCGCTGTCCCTGCCCCACCTGCCCGGCCCGGACAATTCGGGCGGTGAAGCGGGGGAAGCGAGGGAGATTGAACCGGCGGAAGTGGCAGAGATTGACACATCAAAGTGGGAAGGGGTTGTCCGGGACGATAGCGACGCCGACAAGATTGCCTATTTGAAGAGATCAATCAGTGTCTTTGAAAAACTGCTCGCCGAAATGCGGGCAACGATTGCCAAAATTGAGGCGGGGTTGGTATGAGCGCCCGGCCAATACCCCCCATAGCCCCGGTCAGTGAGGAAAAGCAGATGGAGCGTTTCATTGCTCACGTGGAGAAGAAGGCGTTGGGCGCTCCCGATGATCGCACCCGGTTTATCCGGCTAATGGTACTGGCCCTAGCTCAAGCCTCCCGAAGCCAGATGGTAAAAGAAGGGGCGTAACGAAAGTATATTGAGGAAGAGATAACGACAACTTGCCTTGCGGGGGCATCATGCCCCCGCAAGGCAACCACCCATCAAGAAAGGGAGATGGTATGGAGCAAAAGTTTACCGTAATGCTGGCCCGGTTTCCGGGCGGCAACGCCGAGCATCCGGGCGAAGTGGATTTTGTCATCAACACCGTGGTGCAATGTATGAGCGATCCGCGCATTGGGCAGTTGGTGCATTGGCGGCTGAATGATACGCCGGTGACGATGAGCCGGAATCGCTGTGTGCGTGATGCGCTGGCCCAGGGCGTGGATATTCTGCTGATGGTGGACAGCGATATGGGGCCGGATTTGATTAACCCGGCTCTGGCATTCTGGCCCAGGGCGCTGGATTTTATCGCCCGCCGCTGGAACGAGGCCCCGACGGTGATTGCCGCGCCCTATTGCGGCCCGCCGCCGCACGAGAATGTGTACATCTTCCGCTGGAAGAACCTGGAATCGGATCACCCCAACCCGGATTTTCAACTGGCGCAGTTCAGCCGGGAAGAAGCGGCGGAACGGTCCGGCATCGAGGCGGTGGCGGCGCTGCCCACCGGCCTGATTGCCGTCGATATGCGGATTTTCAGCGGTTATCAGGTGGGGGAGCAGACGTTGCGGTTGCCAACTCCCTGGTTTTACTACGAGTGGACCGACGAGTTTGAGACCCACAAAGCCAGCACCGAAGATGTGACCTTTACCCGCGACGTGAGCCTGCTGTTTGGGGCGCAGGGTTTGGAAACCGTCTTTGTGGATTGGGATACCTGGGCGGTGCATTTTAAGGAAAAAGGGGTAGGGAAGCCGGCTTTGGTTGACCCGGGTAAACTGGCGCGGTTGTTCAGCCGGAGATCGGCGGTAAAGGCAGGGGCAGATGCCGCTGGTTGACCTGGTTGGCTCTTACGGCTACCTGGACCCGACCACCGGCGAGCGTAGATATTACGGGCCGGGGCGGGTGAATGTTCCTGACGAACTGCTGCAATCGTTGGGGTTGACCTCGGCGGCGGAATCGAGTGGGATAGAGGCTGTGCAAAATTTGCACGCCACCCCGTTACCGGCGGAGTTTCCGGGCCGGGCCTATCTGGACAAAGCCGGGTACGGCACGGTAGAGGCGGTACGCAACCTGGATTTTGACGACCTGGTGGCCATCAAGGGCATCGGCCCCAAACTGGCCGGCCAGATTATGCAGGCGATAGGCGAGGTGGAGTGATGGAGATTATAAAATCCAAAAAATTTCAGGCGGCGCTGGTGGGGTTGCTGCTGCTGTTGTTGGAGCAGGTGGTGCCCGGCATCAGCACGTTGCCGGTGGGTGAAGCGGTGGGACTGCTGGCGGCCTACATCATTGGCCAGGGGTTGGCCGATTTTGGCAAGGAACGGGCCAAAGTCGAAGCCAGGCCAAACGAGCCGCCGCAATGAGCCTGAACGTTACCGATTTTCTGGCCCCGGCCGGGCAGTTGCAAACGGCATTTTTCCCCGATGGCGACTTGGAAGCCAACGTTACGGTGTGGCTGGCCCAGGCCGCCGGCAAACTCAGCGGCGTTGCGGCCGGGTTTCAGGAGGCGGCCATAACCGACTGGGTGTATTACCGGGCCTACAGCCACATTGCCGAGCGGCTGGCCAGCGAGCCGGACACGGTGACGGTTGATGATGTTTCGCGTTCGGTTTCACGGGGGCGGATTGAATTTTTTCAGCAGCAGGCCCGGCAGCATTGGGACAATTATCAAAGTTACCTCAGTACTCCCGGCAGCGGCAATAAACTGCAATCCGGGTATGTGCCCACATCGTTTGTGTTTTGAGGCAAGATGTTGATTTCTGACGCAACAATTAACCGGCTGCGCATGATACACCGAACGGCGCTACAGGATACTTGCGTCAGGCTGGTCCACACGCCGCAAGTAACCAACCCTTACGGCGTGCCGGCGGTAGAGTATGTTGAGGGCGACCCGCTGCCGTGCCTGTTCCGGGCAGGGAACCGGCAGGAGACGCTGGCGCAATCCCACGTGCCGGCGGCGCAAGCCCGGCTGCATCTGCCGGTTAACACGGTGTTGGCCGCCGCCGACCGGATCAGGCTGACGCACTTGCACGGCGAGGCGTTGGCGGAGCCGGAGGACTATGAGGTGGTGGGGCCGCCGCGTTTAACCTGGGTTGGGCTGGAAGTAGCCTTAAAACTGGTGAGTTGATTTATGACTGAATTGTTGTTTGGATTGGCAATCGGGGTGTTGTTTTTAATTGCCTGGGTGGGCGGCAGCCATACCACCAGCCGGAATTCCGGGCGGACGGTGGAGGCGTTGAAAGCCCAGCTTGAACGGCAGAACGAACGCATCAACCGGCTGGATGAGGAAAATTTTGCCTTGCAGGTGAGGCTGAATGAAATCCAGTTACAATCCCAGGCCAAGATTTACGAACTGGAAACCAGCCTGCGGGATATGGCTCGCGAGGCGGCCCGGTTGAGCGCGGACCTGGCCGCCGTGACCAAAGTTTAGTAATGGGCATTAAAATCCTGATTGCCGACGACCAGATTGCGGCAACCATTGCCACCATCCTGAAGGAGTACAACGGGTTTAGTTTTGTCTACGCCCTGGATGGGCGGCAGGCGGTGCGCGCGGCGCGGGAGCAGCAGTTTGAGGTGATGCTGATTGACGTGCGGTTGCCGGGCATCAACGGGGTGGGGGTCATCCAGCGGATTCGGAAGTTTGACCGGAACACGCCGATTATCGCCATTACCGGGTACGTTGAACCCGGCCTGGGCGAATGCCTGCGGCAAGCCGGCGCGGATGACGTGTTTTTCAAACCGTTTGACTTTGAATTGCTGGCGGCGCGGGTGATCGAACTGGCGTGCAACCGCCAACCGGCAGCCGCAATACCAGCTGAAGTGCTATTGTGGAAACAGCGGCGGCTCAACGGACTGAAAGAACAAGCCGCGCGAATGGGTATTGAGACGCCGGTGCACATCTTGTTGGAAATTAAAGATTTGGAGCAGGAACTACAAAGGAGCAGTTAGTTATGGCGCGAACAGCATTGTCGGTGCAACCGTTGAGCCGGGCGGGAGTAACGCCCGGTTATGCCTCGGCCAATTCCAGCGGCAATTCGTTTCCCAACGATGGCCGCAGTTTTGCCCATATCAAAAATACCGAGGCGGCGCTGACCGTCACCGTGCAAATCCCACTGACGGTGGACGGCCAGGCGGTGAGCGGGCGCACGGTAACGGTGGGGGCCACCACCGGGGAAAAGATGATCGGGCCGTTTCCGGCGGCGCAGTACAACCAGGTGGCCACCGATCCGGGGGCGGTGTACCTGGATTATTCGGCGGTGACCGGGGTTTCGGTGGGTATTTTTTCGGTGGCCGGTGACTGATGGACGCATTACCAAAAGCGGTGTTGGCGGTAGAGCAGTTAACCAGGATGCTGGGGCTGAACCCGGTGTACCTGGAGGCGCTGATGGTGCAGAGCGGTGATCCGGCGGCCCGGCTGCGGCAGCAAAACGAGGCGATGGCCGACGCGCTGGCCGCGGTGGCCGAACATCTGGAGGCAACGGAGAGTTCAGGTGAACGGGAAGGTTGATTTCTATACCGGCAAAGTGTTGGTTGAGCTTCGGGCGGCCACGCGGGAAACCATTGCCGCCGTAGCCCATCGCATTGAAGAGCGGGCCAGGGCCAATATAGTGGCGAATGACCAGGTAGATACCGGGGCCATGCTGAACGGGATTTACGTGGTCTTGCCCGACGGTGGCAATTACGGCGCAGCCAAAGCCGCCGCCGCAGCCTGTAATCCCAAAGGGCGACTGGCTCCGGCGGTGGAGTTGGGTAGTAATGATGCCGCGGCGGTGGCCGCCGGGATGGAGTACAGCATCTACCAGGAAGCGCGGCAATCGTTTTTGTATAAAGCGGCGGAAGAGACGGCGCCGGAACTGGCCGGCCTGCTCAAGACAATTTAGGGCCAACAATAGTTATTGTGTAACCTGTATATGATTGACACTTCCGAGGTCATCCGGGCATTTTTGATAATTCAACCGCCGTTGACCGCTTTGACCGGCCAGCGGCTTTGGGCCGAACGGGACACGCCGCCGGAAGGGTACACCCTGAGCGCCGGCCCGGCCATCTGTTTTAAGCGCCGGGGCGGTGGGCTGGATTACGAGGCGGTGGTGCTGCGGCCATCGGTTCAGTTTAAGGCGTATGGCCGAACAGAGTTGGAGGCCAACCGGGTTTACCGGGCGCTGTTTGACGGGTTAAGCCGCGCCAACACGGGGCTGATCCTGGCCGCCGAGTTGGAAACCCAGGGGCAAACGCTGTATGAGCCGGACACCGGCTGGCCGTATGTGTTGGTGTTTTTCAAGTTTCAAATCATCAATTGAGTGGAGGTAGTGATGGGCAATCCGGTACGGGCAAATATTATGAAATCCGGCGCGACGTTGTGGTACGCGCCGTTGGGCACGGCGCTGCCGCCGATCACCACGTTGGGAGCCGGGGCCGCCTGGCCCTCGCCGTGGGCGCGGGTCGGCTTTACCGCCGAAGCGTTGAAGTTGACCTACGAAGATGAGCGGATGGACGTGGAGGTTGAGGAGCAGTTGGCGGCGCTGGAGGATTGGCGCACCAAGGAAACGGTCACGCTGGAAACGGTGCTGGCCGAGGTGATTGCGGATTACCTGCAACTGCTGACCGGCGGCACAGTCACGACGGTGGCCGCCGGGTCGGGCACGGCGGGGTACGAACAGCTTGATATTGGCGGGGCGGCGCGGGTAACGCAATATGCGGTGGGGCTGGAGGGGATTCGGTACGATGCCGCCAGCAACGCGCTGCCGCAACGCTGCCTGGTGCCGATAGCCTCGTTCAAGAAAAACGGCGAAATCGAGTACAGCCGAAAGGGCGACGGGTACGTCACGTTGGGGGTCCAGATTAAGGGCTTTGGCGATTCCGCCAATAATGGCCGGGTGATCCGCTGGCAGCGGGTAACCGCGCCGGCGCTGTAACCGGGAGTTAGGAAAGGATCAGGATATGCAAAAACCGGTAAAAATTTCGTTGGGCGGCGTGGACTATGAGATCAAGCCGCTGGCGCTGCGGGAGAGCCGGGCCTGGCGGCAGCAGCTCAATGGCCCGCTGGCTGAAGTGACTGCGGCGCTGAAGGGAGCCGGGGCGATTCAAATAAGCAACGGCGCTGATATTGCGGCGCTGCTGGAAACCTTGAGCAACCGGGTGGTGCTGGCCCCGGACTTAATTTTTGAACTGTTGCTGGCTTACGCGCCCGGCCTGAAGGCGGACATCGAAGCGATTGAGGCCACGGCCACGGACAATGAAGTAATGAACGCTTTCGTCGAGGTATTGCGCCTGGCGTACCCTTTTGGCCAACTGCTGGCGGCGCTACGCGGGAATGGTTAGCCGGGCCTTTTGACCTTGATGAGTTGGGTTTGTCCCAGGGGTGGCCGGTTGAGATGGACGAGGTTGACCGGCTGGCGCTACTGGAGGCGTATGTAACCCGGCAGCGGTTTCTGGCGCGGTTGCAGGCGGTTGAGGTCGGCCGGGTGCTGTTTGGCAGCAAAGAGCCGCGAGAAATCAGCACGGCGGAAATGTTAGGGTTATTGGGGGCGGAGTGATCAGCCCCCTTTTAGTAATGGTAACGGGCTTGCAGAAAATCAATCCGGTCGGCGCTGACCACATACACCAGCCGGTGTTCCTGGGTGATCCGGCGCGACCAGACCCCCGCCCCCAGGTATTTGAGCGGTTCCGGCTTGCCGATGCCGCTCACCGGATTGCGGAGAATGGCTTCCATCAAATCAAGGATGCGGAGCGCGGTCTTGCGGTCGGTTTCAACCCAGTAGCGTAAATCCTCCCTGAATTCCGGGTGGAAAACGGCGGCCAGCGGCTCACCCGGCGGAGTCAAGGCCAACCTCCCGGCGCAGATCGGCAATGGTTTGGGCGGGGAGGGTTTGTTCCGGGACGCGGGCCAGGGCGGTGAGCAGCCGCCGGGCGTTGGCCGGGGAACGCAGCAGGTGGGCCGTTTCCAGCAGGCCGGAGAGTTCATCGGCGGCCACCAGAGCCACATCCTCACCCTGGCGGCGGTGGATGATAACAACCTCGCGGTCATCCGTAACCTGGTCAAACAGTTTGGCCAAGTTAGCCCGGGCCTGAGTGTAAGTGGTTTGAATGGTCATAATAAATTCCTTTTCTGTACACGGTAACTGTACAGGTTGATGTGATTTTTGTCAAGCGTAACCGGAAATTTGGTGAGAAATAAATGGCAATTACCCTGGGCGATGCGGTAGTTTGGTTACGATCTGATGATTCAAAATTAGAATCCGGCTTACGAAGCGCGGAGAGTAAAACCAAATCCTGGGCGAGTAGCCTGGGCGGGATGCTGCAAACCGGGCTGAGCTTTGCCATTGGCGGCGCAATTAACGCCGGGATTAACGGACTGGTGAGTTCGTTTGGGAACCTGACCGAAGGGGTACTCGGCGGGAATGCCGCTTTTGAGACCTACAACCAACAATTTGGGGTATTGCTGGGCAGCACCGAACTAGCCAAGCAGCGCATGGGAGAATTGGCTGAATTTGCCAACCGGACGCCATTTGAACTGCCGGAGGTGGTTCAAGCCGCCAAAATTATGGAGACGTTTGGCCTGACGGCTCCGGCGGCAACCGAACATTTTAAAAGTATGGGGGTAGACATTCAAACTCTGGTGGGCGATATGGCCGCCGGGGTAGGCGTTAAATACGATGAAATGGCCGGGATACTTGGCAGATTTAACGCCGGGGCAACCGGCGAGGCCATTCAACGGATGCAAGAGCTGGGCCTGGTGACAAAAGAAGAACTGGCCGGGATGGGGGTGAACTTTAGCAAATCCGGCGAGATGATTACTCCCGCCAAAGATGCCCTGGATACGTTGCTGAGTATTACTCAGGAGCGATTTGGCGGAATGATGGATATCCAATCCAAAACCTTTGAAGGGATGTCTTCCACCCTATCGGATTGGGTGAGTAATGCTATCAGGGAAATGGGTCAGCCGATTTTTGACCGGGTTAAGGCCGGCCTGGAAGGGTTACTGGAAATACTCAGTTCTGACGCTGCCTCAAGGGCGGTGAGTGGATTTGCCAGTGTGATGGAAAACGGGCTGAGGTTGGTAGAAAGCCTGTTTTCAGTTTCATTAACTGATGGGGTTAATGGTTTTGTTGAAAGCCTGGCCAATGGGTTGCAGCAGGTTAGCGGTTTTCTGGTGCAACTGCGGGATGAGTTTTTAGGGCTGTCTGCCGGCGCAATTATGAATGAAGTCGGAGTGGCGATTGACGGCGTTAAGGACAAATTAAAAAGTTCGTTAGAGGAATTGGCTGCTCACCATGAAGTAACCCTGAACAAAATCAACAATCAGATACAGGTTTTGGCCCAAAAAACCGGGGAGCAGTTAGCCGAAATAGCCCAAAAATACGCCGAAAAAGCCTTGGCGGTTGAAGACAGATTTAACCAAGCCCGGCAGGATATTGAACGGTCTCTGGCCGAGGCTAAAGACCGGCTGGGTGAACAATTAGCTCAAAACGAGCAGCAGCGCCAGGAAAAGTTAGTTGATTTGGAAAAAGCTTTTGCCGAAAAAAGGCGAGCTATTAACGAACAGATTCAGGACAAAACCCTGGCGTTTGAAGAAAGCAAGCAAGGCATAAGAGATGGCCTTGAAGAAAAACAGACTACTCTGACTGAGAAGCATGAAGAGGAACGGGCCAAATTGATAGCCGACCTGGCCAAGGCTACTACTGACGAAGAAAAAGCCGCTATACAAGCAAAGATTGACGCCGAAGATGCGGCGTACAAAAAACAGTATGACAAAAACCAGGCTGAAGCAAAAAAAGCTGAGGATAAACTACAGGCCAAATACGACCGGGAAGTTCAGAAACTTAAAGATAAGTTAGCCAGGGAAGAGCAAGAGTACCAGTCTCAGGTAAACAAGGAAAACCAGCGGGCGGCTCAGGCCGAGGCCCGGCTTAAACAGCAATACGATCAGGCCGTCAGTGATCTACAGTACCGGCTGGGGAAAGAAGAGGAAGAACGCACCAAACAACTGGCGAAAATTGGGGCGGAAAAGGCGGCAGAAGAGGCCAAGGTAAAAGAGAGCAATCAGCGGCAGTTGGCCGATTTGCAAGCCCGGCTGGATGCCGAAAATGCGGCCTACGACAAACAACGCCAACAATTAACCGACTCAGCCAATCAAGAGATGGCTACACTTCAGCAGCAGGCAAACGACCGGGTGGCGGCTTTGGGCACCGGGCCGGCGGCGCAGTTAGCCGAAATGGCAAAAGGCATCATTGCTTTTCTTGCACCTGTTAGCGAATACTTCGGAAAGATTGAGGATAAGTTGGCAACCCTACAGGCCGCCTTTCAGGCTGGCGGTCTTTTTGGGGCGCGTTCCGGCTCATTTGGTAGCACCGGCTTGCTGGCGGCCTTGGGCATAAGCCCGGAGATTATCGGCACCATAGAGAATACTTTCAGCCAGCTTACGCTTGGTTTACAGCAGCTTGGGCTGTGGGCGATGCAAATTGGGCAGGCGGTGATGCCGCTATTGAGCCAGGCGTTCACGTTTTTGGCCAATAATGCCAATATTGTGCTGCCGATTTTAGGCGTGGTAGGGGCGGCGCTTTTGGCCATCGCTTCACCGGTGACGGCGCTGGCCGGGTTGGTGCTGCTACTGGCCACGGCTTGGGCCAACAATTGGGGCGGGATTCAACAAACAACGCAGACCGTTTTTAGTTACTTGCAGCCATATTGGGACGGTTTGAAAGGGGTGCTAACCGAGTTTTGGCAAGCCTTGTTACCAGCGTTGAATAACCTGTGGACGACGATGGCTGAGGTCTGGAATACGGCGCTGTTACCGGCGTTAACCCAATTATGGAACACGTTTGGAGCATTATTCCTGGGGGTTGAAGGTGGGACGACCAAGTTTGTGTTCTTCAATGTTGTCTTGGGAATGTTAAAAGGTTTCTTGGACGCAATTGTTCTCGTTATCAATGTTGTAGCTGTTCTGATTGCGGCTTGGGGCGATGGCGTGCTTGTCCTGACTGGCTTGCTCATGGGGGTAGTCAATCAAGTGCGGATGTTCAAAGAAGGCATTCTGGGGATTATCTCTGCCGTGACCGACCTGATTAAATGGTTGGGTGATCTCGGTAGCGCCTTTATGAATCTGGTGGTGCCGGATGTTTTAACGCCGGGCAGCCCCACCCCGTTTGAGCGCGGCCTACGCGGCATTACCACTGCGATTCAAAATATGCCCGATTTGGCTACACAGTTCAACATTGGTGGGCAATTTGCCGGCGCGGCAGCCGGTACCGGCGCGTTGAACCCGGTATCGTTTGCCGCCGGAGCCATTGTGGTGTATGGCGGGGCAGGCAATCAGGATACCGGCGCGGCGGTAAAAGAAGGCGTGCTGGATGCCCTGCGCAGCAAAGGATTGAAATAATGTCCTACGTTTTATACCAGTTTGATGGGGTGAGGCTGCCGTTCAAAAACCCAACCAACCCGGTGGGGGTGCTGCCCCGTAAATCGAAAGTGCAGGACATCCAGGGGCGGCCCTTCGACCCGGACGGCAGCCAGCGCCTGGCCGCCGGCGTTACCACCATCAAGAAACAGGCATTGATTACCGGCGATTCGCCGGCGCAGTTTCGGGCCAACGTTAATATCTGGCGCGCCCTGGTGGGCCAACGTGGCCAACTGGTGCGGCGCTGGGGCGACGGTACCCGCGAGTGGGTGTTGGCCCGGTTGCTGGAGATGGACGGCGAGCGCAAGCCCGGCGACATTCTGTGCCAGCAGTATGACTTTTCATTTCAGATTTTAAGCCCGTGCTGGTACGACGAAACCCAGACGGTGTTGACCCCGACCGTCAGCGCCAGCCCGACCACCGTCACCCTGACCAATGCCGGCACCGAGCGGGTAACGAACCCGGTCATCCAGTTGACCGTGCCCGGCAGCAAGTCGCTATCCTCGGTGCGGTTTGTGGTGGCCGGGGTGAGCGACTTTACCTACACCGGCGCATTGAATGCGGCGAACGTGCTCAGGATTGACTGCGGGGCGCAAAGCGTCACCAAAGACGGGGCAAACGCCTACGCCAATTTCAGCCGGAACAGCGGCCACGCCATCGAGGAGTGGCTGCGGCTGGAGCCGGGAACGACCTCGTTACAAATTACCGTCACCCCGTCGGGCCAGTTGCCGGTGAGCGGCTGGCAAATTAGCTTTTATGGAGGCTGGTCTTAATGGCTATTTGGATTGATATTCAGGATGCGGCGGGGGTGAAGTACGGCGACGGCCCCATCCTGACCGCGCAAAGTTGGGAAACCACGGCCCGGTTGGACAAGGCCGGAACATTTTCATTCAAGCTACCGCTGTCCGATCCGCGCGCCCAACTCATCAAAAACAAACGCGAGGCGTGGTGCTACACGGTGGAAAACGGCCAAACCAAGTGCGTCGGGGCCGGGATCATCGACCAGATTGAGGTAGACGCGGTTGACCTGACGATGACCGTTAGCGGCAGCGACCTGCTGCGGCAGTTGAACAACAATTCGGTGGGCTACCTGGAAATTGTGACCCGGGATGCCGCCGGCAACGGCTACGCCAGCCCGGACGCCCTGGCCTTGCTTATGGCCGAAGCGCCTACCGGCTGGAGCCTGGATACGGCCAACGGCCACGCCGCTACCGCGGAGGAGGTGTACGCCAGTTTTTCCGGCCAATCGGTGTTGAACGCGCTGATCACGGTGGCGGATAATACCGGTGAGCACTTCCGGCTGGGTGAAGGTAAAAAACTGGTTTGGTTGCAGGGCGACATCACGGCCAGCGGGGTGCGGGCGATTCAGAACAGCGGCGATCCGGCCCTGGAAACAAATGCCGATGTGTGCCTGATTACCAGCCTGACCGAAGCGGCGGACAGCTACGACCTGATTACCCGGATTTTCGCCTACGGCTCCGGCAACGCCAACGCCCGCACCAGCCTGGCCGACGCGACGGTGACGCCCCACGCCGGGTACGTGATTGACAAATCGAATCCGAAGGGGGCCAACCTGACCGCCAGCGCCCCATTTGCGGAGTACGGCAAGATCGAGCGGTATATGAGCTGGAAGGACATCACCCCGGTGTCGAACACCGAAGCCGACATCGAAGCGGCGGGCAATGCCCTGTACGGGGCCGCCTACCAGTACCTCAGCAAGTACAGCGTGCCGCAGACCAGTTACAAGCTGAGTGTGACCAAGCTGCACCGGGCCGTTTATCCCGGCCAGCAAATCCGGGTAGTGTACCGCCGGGTGGTGGATGATTACCTTGTCATCGACCTGGATCGGGATTTGACGGTACTGGAGTCCAGCGTCAGGTACGACGACAACGGCGTGCAGACCGTCGCCCTGGAAGTTAGCACCGTGGCCGCCTGGCCCACCTCGTTTGCTGATTTGATAACGTCGCAAATAGAAGAAACCCGGCTGCTGGATGGCTACCCCCAGACCTACGCCGGGTATTACTCCGAGGGGTTGGGCAACTACAACATCAGCCCGGCCAACAGCGCCATCGCCCGGTTGAAGTTTGATGACCGGATTACCCGGCTGGTATCGGCGCAGTTGCGCTTTAGAACCGATGCGTTTGAGGCGACGGCGACGGCGGCGGCCAGCAAGACGATCAGCCTGACCAGCACCAAAAGCCAGACCATCAACCTGACCAGTACCAAGACCAAAGCGCATGACCATGACATGCGGGTATTGGGGATCGGCGCGGCCGGCCAGCCGGTTTATTTCGACGGGACTGCCCTGCGGACAAATGGGATTTCTGGAGAAGTGCTGACCGAACAAGACAGCCACAGCCACGGCATTGAGATGCCCGGCCACAGCCATAGTATTGAGATGCCGGCGCACGATCACGCCTTGACCTACGGCATCACCCGCAGTAGTACCTATCCCGGCGGGCTGACCATCTGGATTGATGGCGAAGATAAAACCTATGAGTTGACCGGCCAGACCAGTATTGGCACGACCACCGGCTCAACCGGGGTGGTGGAGTATGAGATTGCCGACCTTCTCAATGAGAATTTTAGGAGCGAGCATACGATTGAGTTGAAGTGCGCCAGCGGCCAAGGGCGCGTTTTGAATATGGCCCTGCGCTGTTTTGTGATTGTGCAGGCGATTCTGGTATTGCCCACCGCCGCCAGTACCACCGACCCCGGCACCCCCGCTGCTCCGACCGTCAATGTGGCCGCCACCGCCGATGGCTGGCGCGTGACCTGGCTGGCCGTTAGTGGTGCCACATCTTACCGCGTCTACGGGAACACGACGAACAGTGACACCGGGGCGACTGAAGTCACTTTGACCACGAGCCGGGAAACGCTGATCCCGTATTCGGCGGGCCTCAACTGGTTTGCGGCCACGGCCATTGCCGGCACGCACGAGAGCGACATTGGCCCGTGGGCCACCGATACAACTACCCCGGCGGCTCCAACGTGGAGCAGCCACGTTTATCAGACCGATGGCCATTACCTGACGTGGTATCACGCCGATATGGCCAGGGTGAAGAATTTTGTTTTGTACCGCAACGCCGCGGCGGAGGATGCCGGGGCGCAGGAAGTAGCCACGCTCGATGGCACGGTGCTGGCGTACACCATTCCCTATGCGACCGGCGATTATTTTGGGATCAAGGCCGTCAGTTGGGCCGGGTATAGCTCGACTATCGTGTGGAGCCAGAATTACACCCGCACCCCCGATTTGCCCCGGAGCGTGAGCGGTAGCATTTCGTCCGCCGGCTTTCTGATTACCTGGCAGGCCCCGGAGGGGACTGTGCCGGTGAAGGAATACGTGGTTTATAGCGCCGCCGATGAAACCGGTGAGGTAAAAACCGAACGCTGGCGCGGCACCGCGCTGGCTTCTGCGCCGCTCGCCTACACCAGCGATGAGTATTTTTGGGTAGAGGCGCTTGGCCTTGACAGCAGCGCCTCTGAGCAAGTGGCTACCGGCCAGATTGACCCAACCCCGGCCACGCCAAGCCAGCCGTTGGCCCAAATGGTCGAGATTGGCGGCTACGTGGTGAGTTGGGCGGCCATCAGTAACGCGCTGCGCTACGAAGTCCAAACCGCCGCAGATGTCGCCGGCACCGGCGCAAAGTTGGCCTGGGCCGGTAGCGCGTTGCAAACTGGTGTGCTCAAAGAAAGTGGCTTTAACTACTTCCAGGTGCGGGCCGTGGGGTATGATGAATCCGCCAGCGATTATACGGCCTGGCTGACAGACACCAGCGCCCCGGACACCCCGGCGGTTGAGTTGACCGGCAGTGTGGAAACGGCGACTATCTCATTTCTGGCCACCGACACCAGCCACCTGTCGCCCGGCATCGATTACTACAAGGTCGAGCGGGCAACGGCCAGCGACGGCACCGGGGCGGTTTCACTGGACGCGGCCCGGCCTTACGGCGGCTTCCCCTACGTGGTGGGGCAACTGGAAACGTACATGTACTACCGCCTGACCGCCTACGACATCACCGGCAACGCCAGCACCCCCACCGGCTGGATCGAGTGCCGGACTGGCGGCGACTCGTTTCAGGAGGACTTCAGCAAGTACGGCGCGGACTCGTTTCAGTGGAACTCGACCCTGCACTGGATGCAACTGGTAAATTTCAACAAAGCCGAGGCGTGGGTGGGAGCTACGCCGGTCAGGTACGATGACTACATAAGCGACGCCAACTACCATCCTTACTTTGTGAACTGTCTTTTATTCAAAACAACCGGACTGGTGACCACTGTGCAAACGGCATATCTGGACAAGGCCATCAACCTGCAAAATTTTGATGGCAATTTTGCGATGTCATACAGGTGGGAAGCGCGTAATGACTACACCGCGTCTGGTAATTATACTGCTTCGGAAACCTGGAAAACCGGGATTAAATTCACCGACAGCGCCGGGCTGACCGCGTATTATGAGAGAAGCAGCATCAATGAGTTGTCATCAGGCTGGGTAAGGTTTATGAAGTCTGGTATGACTGTTGCCAGTGGTTTTAGCTGGTCAGGCATCGTTAGGATAACAGTATATTGGCAAAACACAGGGTACTATAGTGGAGTTACCTACAATTATGACTTGATGGAATTTTCCGACCTGAGAATTGACCGCGTAGGCTCAGATATTATCCCGCGAGATTCATCTGACGGAATAATCACCAACGCCACCGGGGGAATGTGGAAATCGTTAATTGGGGCAACATATGACTCGTATCACATCTATTCACTGGCAGTCCATGAGAACAAAACCGGCTCGGCCTACGCCCCAAACAAGCAATTCTGCGCCGGAAGCCCAGACTTGACCGGCAGCAACGCCTACCTTGGGACGTATTACCCGACCGGATATCAGATTTACCGCGACCTGGCTAAAACCAACGTGGTCAACGGGCAGGTCAAAGCTGGCATAATCTCCCCAAGCTCGCGGGAGTACGGGGTAAAATACGCCGGGGTGCGGTTTTACGTCAAGGACGTTAACTCGGCCAATACCGCCCACTTGAACATGTATGAGTTTGAAGCGCAGGTTGGGATATGGTATCTGCGCCGGAAAAAGGCCGGCGCTGTAACCGCGCTACTGTCTGGCACTTACCCCACCGCCGGAATTGGGGCCAGCAAGTATGCCAGCATGTGGGAGACAAAAGGCGTTATTTGGCTGGGGGTTGACCTGAATGAATTTCGGGCCAGCAGTAAAATCAAAGTCTATGCCTCATTTGTTGAGGGCGACCTTTTCAACGCCAATAACCTGCTGGGTGAAGTTGGGGACTCCGCTCCGCTGGCAGCGGGCGGCAGCGTTGGCGTATACGGAACGGGCTTTGTGGCCATCACCGCCGGCTCACCCCCCCATGCTGAGATTGCCGATATTGCCTACGCCCTGCACGGCCCCATTATGGAGCCGCGTGGGGATGGCCGCGTGTTTCTGTCCATCACTGACCGCGAAACCGTTCCACGGCTACAGGCCAGCGTTGACGCGGCCTCGTGGTTTGACGTCGCCCCCAGAGGGGCGATAACGTTTACTCGTGGGAGCAACTTATCTGTCAGCGCCAACACCTTGTACTCGATAGATTTTGCCACAACCGCCAACCAGGTCGGAACAAACTTTTACTCATATTCCAGCGGTAAATATGCCGTAACAAATGCCGGTTATTATGTGGCGCAAGTTGCGTTATATTTTACTAAAACCACTGACGTTCAAGTTAAACTGGTGGGACTTTACGCTGAAGTGTACACATCTGCCGATGTTTTAGTGGATAAAGCATATAAAGAATCATCGAATACAGCCAGCGACACTGGCGACCACGGCCTCAACCGTTATGGTACAACAATGTACATTGCCGACTTGTTTCTGCTCTATATTCCAGCCGGAGGGTACGTAAAACTGTACTTCAAATCATATAACGGGGCAATGACGTTGGTTGGCACAAGTACCACTTATGTCCATTTGAAAATTGCGAGGGTAGCATGATGTACGATATTATCCGGGCAGCATATCCGGCAGCTAATGATACCAACTTCGAGTTGTTTTATTCGGAAGAAACCGGCTACGTGTTGACCCGTTGGGAGTTGTCCGTATCGCAGCCGGATTTGGCCGAACTGTTAAAAACGTTGGCCAGCGCCGATTGTGCTTATTACACGTGGCTCAAAAAGCAAGCGGCCAACGACATTGAAACGTTGATACTTGCTTGGGAAAACGAAATTGTCCCTCAAGAGAAACGGATTATCTATGAACGCAAAGAGTCGCTGGCGGATAACTGGAGCGCGGCCGGCGATGACCAAAAATTGCTGGCGCAAAAGGAATTTGAGGGCTACCAAAAAGTGATGGCCGTAACCGGAGCCGGTTACGTAACCTTGCAGATTTTTGACACCATCCCGGTTAAGGTGGCCACGTTGGATAACCTGCTGGCGGTGTACCGGACCAACGCCAAAGCCCTGCGGGTGGTACTGGCCACCGCCGAGCAGTGGCGAACGATGTATCCCCGGCTGATTGAAGCCATCCCGATTGAGATTGACACTGATGCCGGCAACGGCGTAACGGCGCTGGAGCATAAAATCGAGGCGCTCAAAGCCGAGGTGCAAAGCCACATTGCCGGGGTGCCGGCGTTGGTCGCAAAATTGTTGGGGTAAATCAACCTGTAAATAAATTGCGTATAATCATTGCTTCACCCCATCACAAAAACAACCTGAAAGCAACAAAGTTTTTCTAGTTTTATGGGCCCAACGAACAAAACGGTCGAACAAATTGCGGAGGCGGGCGGCTGGTTGTCAGCCTACCTTGATCTAAAAGCCAATGGCCTGCACTGGAAAAAGGCGGCGTATGCGGCCTGGTTCAGTGCGCCCAAATCGGTGCGGGAACCCAAACGGCTGGAAGCCAAACGGGATGACGCCGGGCGGATCATCGAAGCCGGGCTGGATTCACTGTTGGGGTACGCCTCGGGGCAGGTATTCCATAAATGGCGTCGCCAACCGTGGTTTTTTGAGCTGGGGATTGACCATCTGCGCGAGTCGATTTTGCTGGACCACCTGGTCGATGTGGATTTACGCACCATCAGCGAGGCCAAAACTCTGGACGGTTCTCCGGGCGTGCAAGCGCGGAAACTGTTTTACGAAGAGTTGTTCAAACGGGCGCAGCGGGTAGAATTGTCCGGGGCGATAGAAGTAAAGGACGTGAGAGACTTAAGTGACGAAGAGTTACTCACCATCGCGGCAGGCGGCGGCCAGTGAGTTGCTAACGCGCCGGAAGGCGCGTTCTTTTTTGGTTGATTTTACCCGGTACACCTACCCAAACTATGTGGCCGAGCCGGCGCACGAGTTGATTGCGGCCATGCTGGATAAAGTGGTCACGGGTGAGGTTAACCGGCTGATGGTGTTTGCCCCGCCGCAGCACGGCAAATCGGAGCTGACCTCGGTGCGGCTGCCGGCGTATTGGTTGGCCCGGCGACCTGATGACCCGGTGATTTTAACCAGTTACGCGGCCAGCCTGGCCGAAAGCAAAAGCCGCCAGGCGCGGGCAATTGTGGAGGGAAACGAGTGCGGGCGGCTGTTTACCACAATGGCCACCCGACGGGATAGCCGCTCGGTCAGCCATTGGGAGTTGGAGGGGCATCGCGGCGGGTTACTGGCGGTGGGGGTGGGCGGCCCCATCACCGGCCACGGCGGCTTGCTGGGGATCATTGACGACCCGTTTGAGAATTGGGAGCAGGCCCAGAGCCAAACCATCCGGGACAAGGTCTGGGAGTGGTACCGCACCACCTTCCGCACCCGGATTTGGGAGCGGGGGGCGATTGTGCTGATTATGACCCGCTGGCACGAAGATGACCTGGCCGGGCGGCTGCTGGCGCAACAGGCGGGCCAATGGACGGTCGTGCGGCTGCCGGCGCTGGCGGAGAACCAGACGGAGCGGGACGAAAACAATAAACGGCTGGGGTTGCCGGCCGGGCAACCGGACCCGCTGGGGCGGCAGCCCGGCGAACCGTTGACCCCGCGCCGGTTCAGCCTGGCGGCGCTGCTGGCGTTGAAAGCCGATGTGGGCTCGTTGGGCTGGGCGGCCGAATACCAGGGCACGCCGCGCCGGCCGGACGGCAACCGGTTCAAACGGCCGTGGTTCCCAGTTGTGGCGGCGGCACCGGCTGTGGCCCAGCGGATCCGCTACTGGGACAAGGCCGGCACGGAAGACGGCGGCGCGTTTACGGTGGGGGTGCTGGTGGCGCTGGGGCCGGATGGCGTGTTTTACATTGAAGACGTAGTGCGGGGGCAGTGGTCGGCCTACAACCGGGAGCAGGTCATCCTGCAAACGGCCGAGTTGGATCGCCGGCGCGGGCCGGTAGTGACGTGGCTGGAACAGGAGCCGGGCAGCGGCGGCAAGGACAGCGCCCATGACACGGTGCGGAACCTGGCCGGGTTCCCGGTTTTTCTGGATCGGGTGAGCGGCGATAAAGAGACCCGGGCCGAGCCGTTTGCCGCCCAGGCCGAGGCGGGTAACGTGCGGCTGGTGGCCGGCCCCTGGAACGCCGGGTACATTGAGCGCGTCACCGGTTTTCCGAATGAAAAATACAAGGATGAAGTGGATGCGTCGGCGGGGGCGGTGAATAAATTACGCTTACGGCGAACTGGGCGGGGACAAACGTCGAGGAGTCATAGCATGATGGGGGGCTAATTTGAGTGATGATGAGTTAGCCGCGATTATTTATTGGTAAGGGGTAGAAATAGAGTGATTTGTGATCCAGGCTGTAATGGCGGGGCGTGTTGTGTGCTTCACAGCCTCTCCCGAGGCATCTACAGGACGCTCCATTATTACAAATTGGTTAATAAAAAAGGACGGTTAAACCCGTCCTTTTTTGTTTCAAATTCTGTTTTCGCGGCGTTTTTATAGTGGGCCGGGTGGGAGTCGAACCCACACGAGGGATTATCCTCGGGGGATTTTAAGTCCCCTGCGTCTGCCTTTCCGCCACCGGCCCGTTCAATTTGCCAGAATATTACAACAATTAGCCCCGATAGTCAAAGATTTATGGACGGAAAACCCGGTTTGAGTGCTTGCATGCTATATTTAATCATGATACGATGATGGCATTCTTTTACTCTGGTTGTCGAGTCTTCTGCCGTAAACCCGGTTTGATCCCTTTCGGCCAAAGGTGCACCCATTAATGCACGCTGATGAAAACAAAACTAAAAGCCAACTTTTAGCAGAGATTGCCGACCTTCGGCAGCGATTAGCCCGGTTGGAACATCTGGAAGAGGATTACCGGCAAACCATCGATTCGCTGCATAAAAGCGACGAGTTGTTTAGAACCGCTTTTAAAACCAGTCCCGATGCCATCAGCATTTCCCGGTTGAGTGATGGTCAGTTTGTTAATGTTAACCAGAGGTTTGAGCATATTTTTGGCTTTGACCGGCACGAACTTTTGGGCAAAACCGCCATTGAGCTTGGAATTTGGTGTAACCCCGCTGACCGCGACCAGATGGTGGTTGAGATGACCCAACACGGCCAGGTTAGTAACCTGCCCGTAAAGTTCAGGGCAAAATCGGGGCGTGTCATCACTGGTTTATTTTCGGCCAAGTTAATCACCCTCTATAACGAACCACAACTGCTGGCCATTACCCGCGATATTACCGAGTGGGAAGACGCGCAACTGCAAATTCGGCAGCACAACCAAAAGCTGGAATTGCTCAACCGGATTATCGCTGCTTCGGCGGCCAACCTGGAACCCAACCACATTTTAGAGGTGGCGTGCCGCGAACTGGCCGAAAATTTTGCCGCTCCGCGCGTTTTTGCAGCTATGTTCAGCAAAGATAAATCCACGGCGGTGGTTGTGGCCGAATACCTTTCTGGCGACCAGCCTTCAATCCATAACCAGGCTATTCCCATTCAGGGCAACCCGGTAACTCAATATTTGCTGCAAAATAAAGCCCCGCTCATTGTTACCGATACCCAAAATGATGCCCGGCTGGTGGCGGCCCAAAACTGGATTGATGAATTGAAGGTGATCTCGTTTTTGGCCGCGCCGCTGGTGATTGGCGATGAAGTGGTGGGCAGCCTGGAAGTCGATTACCCGTTGCCGCGCAATTTTTTGCCCAACGAGGTTAACCTGATCTGGAGCGTCACCGATCAGGTTGCCAGCGCCGTGTCTAAAGCCTGGCTCAACGAAGAACGGGTTTTGCTGAGCACCGCCATCAACCAAACCGCCGATATTATTGTGGTGGCCGATAACCAGGGCATCATTTTGTACGCCAACCCGGCGTTTGAGCAGATAACCGGCTACCACCGCCTTGAAGTGGTGGGCCGGCGCGCTTTTATTGTGCCCAACCCGGCGCATCCCCTGGAATTTTACGATGAGTTGTGGGCCACCATCCGCGCCGGGCAGGTGTGGCAGGGCAACATCACCAACCAAAAAAAAGACGGCTCACTGTACACAGCCAAAGCCACAATCACCCCGGTTAAAGACGAAGCCGGCGCGATTGTGAATTATGTTAACACTCAGGTGGATATTACCCGCGAACTGGAACTGGAAAAGCAGTACCGGCAGGCCCAAAAAATGGAGGCCATTGGCCAGCTGACCACCGGCATTGCCCACGATTTTAACAACCTGTTAATGGCCATTAACGGCTTTGCCGAGTTGATGCAGTTTCGGTTGCCCAAAGACAGCCCTTTTCAGGATATGGCCAGCCGTATTTTGGCCTCCGGTGAAAGCGCCGCCAACCTCATTCGGCAACTTTTAGTTTTTAGCCGCAAACAGATGGTTGAACCCAAAGTACTCAACCTGAACACCACTGTTACCGAAATTGATAAAATGTTGCGCCGGATCATCAGCGAGGACATCAACCTGCAAATTTTGTTGGTTCCCAACCTGTGGCCGATCAAAATTGATGCGGCTCAAATTGAGCAAATCATTGTTAATTTGGTTGTGAATGCCCGCGATGCCATGCCCACCGGTGGGAACATCGCTATTGAAACTTCAAATACTCGTTTTGATGGCTCCATTGCGGATTTGTTGGGCGTGCCACCCGGTGATTATGTAGTGTTATCGGTTACGGATACCGGCGTTGGCATGAACGAGCAGGTTAAACAGCATATTTTTGAGCCGTTTTTTACCACCAAAGAGCATGGTAAAGGCACCGGCCTGGGGTTGGCAACGGTTTATGGCATTGTCAAGCAAAACGGCGGCGAAATTAAGGTTTTTAGCCAGGAAGGCCAGGGCAGCACCTTTGAAGTATACCTGCCCCGGGTGGCGGCCTTACCGGAGGAGTTGCCGGCAGATGTCGGTGTTGGCAAACTTTCGCAGGGCACCGAAACCGTGTTGCTGGTGGAAGATAGTTCGGTGGTGCGCGAGTTGGTGGCCCAAACCCTCAGCGCGCAGGGGTACAAGGTTATCAAGGCCGGTCACGGCGAAGAGGCGTTAGCCCTGTTTAAGAACTACTCCGGCGAAATCCACCTGCTGCTAACCGATGTGGTGATGCCGCAAATGGATGGCAACGAGTTGGTCAACCGGATTACCCAACTCAAACCCGACATCAAAGTGATTTTTACCTCCGGTTATAATAACGATGCCATCTCGCATTACGGGGTGCTGGACCCCAACATTACGTTTTTGCAAAAGCCGTTTTCGCCAGGAACGCTGATTGCCATTGTGCGCGAAGTGCTCGACCGTCCATAA